ATACATTTCATTAAAGTTATCCGGAGTTAACATTAGGTTAATGAATACAGGACAATTACTTGCTTGTATAACTTCCTTGATGTGATTAATATTTGCGTATTCAGGATGATATGAAATAATATAGCCGTCAGTGTATTGCGATATAGTTTTATAGTAGTCTACACTTTTACTACCATTAGTTAAAAATGTAAACGTATGTCCTTTTTCTTTTACTAGTTTAGCAAGATCTAAAAAGTGTTTCCAGTGTGTAGGCTCGCCGCCACTAAGTCTATAGCAGATGTCTTTGTTAGGCTGTTTAAAGTTCTCAACAAATCTTTTTACTGTTTCCCATCTAGGCTGACCTGTCGAACCATTATGTAAATGGTCCGGGCAATAAGAACAGCGATAGTTACACTTGTTAGACAATGTCCAACTAACAAGGAACCAATTTTCTTTTGTATTATCTTGATACGTTAGGTTCATTCTGCCATCGTGTTTTGCAAAATAAGATTCTGTGTACGCTCATTAAGTTTTACAGTTATTACTAAACTATACAAGTTATCACTAAAACTAAACACACTATGATCTAATTGAAAGTTAGTAAAATATACATATCCTGCTTCAGGGTATAATGGCTTGCCGTCAATAAGTTGTACATAATTTTCAGGGCTACAGCGTCCAAATACAGTTAACAATCTAAAGTACTCTGGACTAGTTCCGTGAAAGTCTCTGTGTGGAGGGAAGAATCCGCCTTGGTCTACTCGTAGTAAATGCACCCTACCAATGTCTGGTGCAAACACATCGACTATTTTTTTAAGTTCAGGAATCTTATGATATACATCTGTCGGAGTGTTAAAATTTTCTTCTTTCATTTCAACATCATGATACTTTTGCATATGGCCAAAACTATTCAAATGATAGTTGTCCATAACATCGCCTGTGTGGCTAGTTACCGGAAGACCCCATCGATTATTGTGTGTATCCTTTTTAGCATTATACGGGCACCAGTTATCGTTAAACTGTTCTAACTGTTGCTCAACAGCATAATGATCAATCTTCCATTTTAGTTTTACTTGATTGCCGAGATTAACTAAACTCTGCCAGCGCAATGCTCGTTCAATTTCATTTTGATTCATTGTATTCCTTCTTGTAACTATCGCAAACTAATTGCATAACTTCGTTACCCCAGTCATCGATTGGTTCGCTGTGTATAATTATATGTATCCTTGGCTCATTGCTATTGTTTGTAACTTGATGAAGACTTCCAAGATCAATTAATCTTGATTCGCCTTCTTGCCATTCTACATTGCCATAATTTTCAATATCAAAAATAACACCTTGTGGATGTGTTATAGCAACATTAATACCTGCTAGTAATTGTCCGTTTGGGTAGTCTTTATGTTGGCTGACATACCCACCCGGATCAACTATCATAACTCTAATTCTACCATACTTTTCGAATGGCACATTTTCCGTAATCCATTTTTTCGTTAATGGAAAAAACTTTGCCACATCAGTCCACGACTTTTCTCCGAGTACAAATCCTTGTTCTGAATATGCTTCGTCACTGTCAGTCATTGTAGAACTGTGTCCGTGTAGTGTTAAACTACGCCAACCGTTGCCTTCGTCCTCTCTATGAGGAACTGCAAGGTGTAGACTTTGTAGTAGTTCTTCTCGCATAGCACTACTTGGTTTCGAAATGTCCAGTCGAAGTGTAGCAAGTCCGCTGTTATGTCTTATCCAGTTAAATTGTTCTACTATATCCACGGCAACACCTTAAACTTTTCGTCCAATGAAATATCTACTAATTGTTTTGCTGGTGCTTGTATATACGTTCCGTTTACAGTTACAATATCTACATACCAGTTAATTTTATCTTGTGATAACAGTTTCATTAGTTCGTTCTGTTTTTTTAATCTTGCTTTAGAATCAAACATTATACAATTAGGTAGGTATAAAAATACATTGCTTACACAAAATATACCCGTTTCGCCCTTGCAACCCTTTAAAAATTTAGATACTTGTTCTGTATCAAATAGGTCAACTTGGTAATAATTACTTGTAGGTAAATCTAAAAAGTCTTTGGTTTTTTCTAATGCTCTAGGACTTATATCTATAATGTATTTGTGTTCAGCATCTATTTGATTGGCTTTTTCTCCACTTGCTAATACAACCGCACAATCAGGTTTGATATCTGTTACTATTCTATCTTCTGTATTCTTTTTAAAATATATATTGTAGTTTAGTAGGCTGTTTAGTACACTCGTATCTTCAACAGTATATTCGTCATCTAAAAAAATAGTACCTATTGGTGTTCCTTTTGTTGTAGAGTAGTCAACATCAGACAAGATAGCAGTATGGAATTCTGTTATATTCCTTGCAATGCTATTAAGACTATCATTTTTATAGTCTTTGTATTTCCAGGTAAACTTACTCATTGTCTATCCGATATAAGGGCATAGCATATCTTTTACCATTATGATATACTTCAACATATTTTTCTACAGCACCGACATTTTCAATTGTGTTGTCTGTTATAGTTAATTGGCCGCTTGTTATACTACCTTGTGTAATTAAATTTCCTTTGCTGTCAACTTTTAATTTAACACTCATATCTTGATTGTCTGAGAGTGCAATAATTAGTTCTGATGATACTGCTCCGCTTTTATCATAATCATCGCTAACAAAAAACTGTATTGCTCCTGTTAGTGGGGATTCATCGTGACAATAACCTAAACTGTTTCCTGATTTTGTTCTACCGTATACCTGTAGACCTCCTAGTGTATCGCCTGGCTCTACTGGTAACTTATTAGTTTGATCTCCACGTGATTTAGAAAGTCCGATGAAGATAGGCTCATTACCTCCTGTAGCACCATCAAGATATAACAACTGCTCATTTGCAGATGATCTTAATATTAAATGAGAATTTGTTTCTTCTGTTCCGAAGACTTTTTGATCACCCATTTCGCTAGGATCAATACTATTACAAATTACTTTAAATCCTACTTCCATAATGCCTCCAGTTCTGGAAACACGTTAACAAAGTTCTGTTCNCTTGTTTTATCGTTTATTTGTAGGTATTGTTGTAATGCCGGAAGTTTATGACTCCAATCTTCAGCGTTCATATAATTAACAAGACCTAACCACCTTTCTTTACCATAAGGATTTGTATTAAATTCAAAATCACGTAAAAAATGTGTTGCAAAGTTAGTTATCTTTGCTGATACTTCCTGCTTAATTTCTTTGGGTAACACTCTAACATTCATATGACTTGGTAGGTAAACTAAATGTAACCCTATCATGCCTGCGCCATATGGGGCTTGATTAATCTTTTTAAAATTCTTTGCAATTTTCCATTCTGCTAGATCAACAATGTGGTGAACATTTAGTGCCTGTACTGCACACGCAATATTAACTATAATATTGTCCGGTGTATCATCCAACATTTGTAAGTTTGTTTCAATTTCATTAAACTTACTTGGATACCTTATGTAGTCGTTACGTTCATCAATAGCATCTAAACTAAAATTAAATTTAACCTGTTTAAACTTACTCCACAAATCTAAAGTGCGTTGGTCAATTATTGTACCGTTTGAATTATATCTAATAATACACTCTTTAGCAAAACCTTCGTCAACCATAAATTGTAAGATTGAATAGTGTTCGGGAATCATTAATGGCTCGCCGCCTGCAAAATACAATTCTTTTATATACTTTGCTTGACTCTTCATACTTTCAATAAATGTACCTTTCTTATACCAAGTATAATCAAAGTTAGGGTTCCAATTTTGATCTTGCTTTAGTTGGGGGTTTGTATATTGGGGGTATTGCAGTTTCCAATCTTTAATCCAACTAGAACTATCATGCGGACTACACATAACACATTTCAAATTACATATATTTCCTAATCGTAAATCAAAGTAAGGAATATTCGCTGGTAGACTTCCGTCAGCCTGTGTTTGCGACACTATGTTGTCAATGTCGATGCGTTCTTTCCAAACCTCTGTTTCCCAATTACGCTTACTCTTGATCCCTTTAGATTCTTCTTCAAAACACTTTCGACAACTAGCAGGAATTTCGCCATTAAGCATTTGCAATCTTGTAGTACGCATCTGATGACTATTAAATACTTCTTCAATAGTATGGTCGCGCACATTCATATTAATGCCGTCTTGCTTAACTAGTCCTACTTCTTTATCGTCATCCATGCCTGCGCCGCTTGCATTAGCAGTACAGCATACTCTGACATCTCCATTAGGACGAGTTGCTAAATGTATCCATGGTAGAGGACAAAATGTTTTACTCATGCTGGTGTCTCTCAAACTGTGCATTTAGTTTATCAAAACTTCCACATTGTTTTGAACACTCTTTAAGTCCAGTACTAGTCCAGCAACTACTAATAGTATTAAAAAAGTTACTTTCAAATATTTCTTGCATAGTATTCCTATGCAGATTAGGAAACTTTCCAACTTTTATCATATAATCAATTCGCTGTGTTGAATGCTGTGGTAACCACTCTAAATCTAACCAGCAACAAGGACTAACATTTCCATTTGCACTAATGTACATTTGACTATCTTGTATTGCTTTACAATTAATTTTAGGCAGTAGTTCTTGTGCCGCTTCCTTTACCGGCTGTATCATTTTAAGACTTTTACTTGATGGCATTAAAGTATGTGTAATATTATAGTCGTCATCAAGTACATCAAACTTACCATCTTTAAATCTTGTTGTATGTTTAATACTGAATCCAGTAAATCCTAATTCCTTACTCATTTGTTCACAAGTATCAACTTGGTGTTCATTATGTTCAAATACTAACATATCCCAACGAGCATCTCCTCCAGCATGGATAAAGTGTGATGCATTGTTAATAATCTTTTCCCAGTTAGTGTTTATTCGGTATAGTGCATGAGTATCTTTAAGTCCGTCAAGACCAAATACAACTTTTACTTTTAATTCTGCAAGTCCGCGCCACCATTCTTTAGTTCTGCCACTTCCATTAGTATGCATTTGTAAAGTCATTTCAGAATTGCTTTCACGCAAGTATCTAAAAATTTCTAATGTGTCTTTTGCAACAATTGGATCTCCTAAATTACCACACATACTAAGAAACTTTAATTGGCGTACAAAGTCTCTTGGGAACCAATTAACAAAAGTTTCGAGGTCAATTTCTTCTAAATCCAATCCTTCAAGTAACGGGCCGCCCTGTAATCTTCTTGGACACATAGGACACCGTGCTTGACATTTACTAGTAACCTCTAAATGAATTGAAGTTATGTTGCTATACTCATACATCTTGTTTATATCCAATCAACATAAATCTTTTGTACTTAGGATGATTATATTCGCCACTCCATAATACATCAATATTTGACTGTTTTTCAAACTCGTCTAGATTACTGGCGCATCTAATATGTTCATCTAGATCAAAATAATTATTACTCTGCAATACTATTAAAGCATCTTTGGGTTGATTTGTCAACCATTTATTATATTGAGATTGAGTTATATGTTCGCAACTTGTATTAATAACAATATCAACTAGTTCATGATATGTATATGTACACATATCCTCAGTGATTGCTTTGAATCTGCCTTGCATTTCATAACGCTTATTGATAGTGTATGCAATTTCTTCACATGCAGGGTCAATGTCAATACTTGTGATACGTTGTATATTTAGATTACTATTAAACAATAAACTTGATAATACACCGTTCCAGCCGCCATGTACAACTACATGCTTATCAGTACAATCATCAAAATCATTTAATGTTTCAACTAGCCATTCTTTACTGTGTACTTGGCCTTTCCAAAAACTTTCAAGTGTGCGATAACGGTCATCGCTGTTGCGTATTGCATCCATCCAAAACAGAACGTCTTCTATATTAACTTTCATAGTTTCGCCTTTGGAATCTTACTATCTGCACTACTTACACATGTAGCAGTTACGCACTTAGATGGTGTCTTAAACAGCGTAAAACCGTCATACAGCGTGCCTAACGGTTCTTCCATACAACTGTATGCCCGCTTTACTTCATTGCCGCGTATAATGCAACTTTGATAGCCTGCATTACAAGTCCATCCTTCGAACTTGTTAAATCCAAATGCGTTAAACCGTTCTGCTTGGTCTAACTCGTACTCTACTCCTTGAGCATCTTGGAGACCGACTTGGTAGACTTGCTCTTGCTTAACTGTTTGCGGGAATCCGGTTTGCATCCTTGTGATCTGGTCTTCAGTGTATCCATGTACCACGTGGGAGGCGGTTGGATCGGACTGGGGCTTGAGAGTGACGTTAATACCTCTGGCGGCAAATCGTTCCAAGCGTTCATAAAGTTCTTCGAACATTTCTGGAACCATAACTTGATTGATTGTAACATAGACATTATTTTTTATTAATTGGAGACATTTATCTCCAAACTCCTGTTCATTAGCAAATTCAGCGTGATAACTTGCTGTTATACTTCTACGCTGAAGGGTGTTAGTTACTTCTAGCCATTTGTTCCACCATTTGCTCCCTGGTGACAAGTTGGTAGTCATATGAATACTTTGATACTCGGGTGTTGTGTCGCTACTATAGTATTCTATAAGATCACCAAAGTATTTATAAGCAGTTGGTTCGCCGCCACTAAAACTAAAGTGAAAATTATTAAATCCGTTTTCTCTCGCTTGACGCTTTATTTCGTCAATAGTTTGTGTATATACTTTAAATTCTTGATGATCCGGTTTATCAGTATTAGCATACGGCCAACAGTAACTACATTTGTAATTACAAAATCTTCCCAGAATCCAACTAACATTAAACAACTCAGTGTCTAACATTGTTTTTTGTCCAAATTTTACAATATCCTTAAACGGAATCGGCGTAGTCATTAAATTGTTCTTCCAACCAACTAAAGTTATTAATTAATTTTAACATTTCAGGATTGTCTTTATGCACAGTTCCAAAATGCTTTCCTACTTGTGCGCCATGTAAAACATAATTGCCAAACGCAACACCTTCATTAGCAACTGTACACCATGTTTCAAGTCTTGATTCAGTTTCGGCAAGAACTTGTCCGTTGATTGTTCTACTTGCTAATTTAACACATTCTCTAAATGCGCTTCTCCATGCACTAAACTCATCTGTATTAAATGCAGTAATGTTTGATATTTCAGGCATTGCCTTAAATTTATCACTAATACTTGTAGTCATATCAGGTTTTGAAATGTCCATATCAAGGGTAAGTTTTCTCGGAAGTAATTTAACACCGCCGTATCCGTATTCTAAATCGTTTACTGGATTTAAACTTCTCCATACATGTACTGTTTCTAAATCCCATTCTGATACTTCGTGATCAAATTGGAATCCTGTTGAAAGTTCTGCATCGCCGTCTACAACCCAAAACATCTTAGTAAAGCACTTTTTTGCTCCTGCAATATGTGCTTGATGTATACCTTCTACATCTTTAATACGCTTAGCCATCGGAAATTGGTTTTTTAACATTTCCCAGTTGTTATCAGCATTAGTTTCGCCGTAACTAATAAAAACTATATCATACATGTTATATCGTCTCTTAGTTGTTCTACAACTTGATTATGAATATCAGGCCCGTCATGTGCGTTATCTCTTGCTCTATCAATCAAAATCTTTTTATCAGTACCGTAAATTTCATTGTGTGCTAATGTAACTGATTTATAAAGATTAGTGTTAAATCGTGTTTTATAATCTGAGTCAAAAGTCCAATTTAATACAGGAATGTTATATGCATTCCATATATTAGTAACACTGTTAATATGAACTGCACCTTCATATTCTTGCTGACCTTCTTCCATTGCCCAACGTTTAAAGTACCATTTGGAGTCTAGTAGTTCGTACCTCCTCGTCGGGTCATCATCATCTAACGCTTCAATACAGTGTACATTTCTATCTTCTAATCTTAATCCTTCTTTGTGCATATAACCAAACGTCTTGCGATTAACTTGTGGCCACTGATTAATTACCGCACGGGGTTTTGCAAAGTTATTTTTAATAAACAGTTGGGTATTAAAATTAAGAATGTCTGGGCCTGTGCCTGCCTTTGCTAAATTTACAATAGGAATTCCTAACTCATTTCCTAACCTGTGACACCAAATTTCATTATCATACAGACCAACACCTTCAGTATAACTACACCCAAATACTAGGATGTAATCTTTAGGCAAATTGTCTAATTCAACTGTACGATATCCTAAACGATTAAACTTGTATAATAAGTTCCCAGCACTATTATGATATTGCCATTTTGGACTATCCATTTTTTTATAATTTTTTTTGTCGTCAGAGCAATACCATGCAAGTGTGTTACCGGCAGTTTCAGCAAAATATAGTAAAGGTTCGTGTTTTAAGTATCTCATTGTTGTCTTGTATTCCCATAATGAATAATCATATACTCGGAACTTTTTGGAGTACGCCTCCACGGATCGATAATTACACTATCAGTACTATAATCTAAATAATGTTCAGGGTGGCACAGTAACACAATTCCACCTATATTAGTTTGAGAACTTGGCATTTCGCTTGCAAGAGGATCAATATAAATTGCACTTTCGCCCATGTCTTTTAAGTAGTGGTCAACTAATAGTGCATAACTGCCATCAATGTATGGGACACCTGGCTTATATGAAATACCATTTAAGATGATGCTTCCGCCATATTTGTTTTTCATATCAACAACATACTTTGCAAGATTTTTTGCTTGGACTTCTCTTGCTGTCATAATACTATCAAAAATATCATATTCTAAATTTAATTGTTGTGCCATGTAACGTAATGCAATATTATCTCTTGGGTGGCAACTGCCGCCGTCGCCCATGCCTGCTGTCATATACATTGGACTCATAATACGTTGTGTTGAATGTGCAAGTGCATCTGTTACTACATCAACATTAATATTTCCCTGACGCTCTGCAACATCTTGCATCATATTAACAAGGCTTAATTTAGTAGATATAAATGTATTATAAAAGACTTTGATACACTCACACTCGTCGTATGTTCCTATAACATAACGCGGATCATTTTCCATAATACTATCATAAAAATCTCGCAACTGTTTTGCATCGCCAGTTTCGCTTCCATCGTCAGTGCCAATCATTACCATTTCTGGATTAATCATATCCCATCCAACAGTACCCATTGCAATTAGATACGGATTATAAACAAACCGTGTGTTAGTAATTAATGGAACAAATTCTCTGCGTGTTGTTCCCGGCAACACTGTGCTAATAAGAACAAGCAACTGGTCTTTGTTCATATGCTTGTTTGCTTCTTTAAGTACATCAATAACAATACTATAATCAAAGTCTTTAGGTTCTAAATGACTTGTTGGCTGTTTGCCATCATAATCTGGGTGGTGCGGTGTTGGTACTGCAACAAATACAATATCTGCACCAAGTACTGTATCTTTAATTGTTTGCTGTTGGTTAATTAATGTTGACGAAATTTTATCAGTATCGTATCCGTTTACTACATGTCCTTTTTTAACAATTTCTTCAGCACATGGCACTCCAAGTTTGCCAACTCCAATAAATCCAATAGTACTCATATGTATATTCCTAGTCTCACTCATACTATTACTTATTATCTGCGTATATAAATACTTTTATGTTTGAAACAGTACGAAAGTTTGAAGAACAAATTGCTGACTATTATGATGCGCCATATGCTGTAGCAACAGATAGTTGTACTCATGCTATTGAGTTATGCTTAAGATACTTGCGTCCGCAAGTATACATTAAGATCCCAGCGCGAACATATATTAGTGTTCCGTTTACATTAACAAAGGTTGGTCTAAACTGGAACTTTGTTGACACTAATTGGAGTGAATATTATTTTTTAGAAGGCACACGTATCATCGACGGCGCTGTTAACTTTAAAAGAAATAGTTACTTGCCCGGACAATACATGTGTTTAAGTTTTCAATTTAAGAAAATGCTAAACTTGGGCAGGGGTGGAGCAATTTTATGTTCCACTAAAGAAGATTATGATATTCTTAAATGTATGTCTTACGATGGAAGAACCGATGATAAGCCCTGGGCAGAACAAAACATAAAACATATAGGTTATCATTATTACATGACACCTGAAACTGCACAACTAGGTATTGAAAAATTAAAAACAATAAAACAAGGTAAACTATGGACTAGCCAAGATTATCCGTACTTGCCAGATATGGAAGTGTTTAAATGAATACAAACGAATGGGGACAACTCCGCAAGGTAATTGTAGGAGTCGCAGACAATGCAAAAATTCCTAATGATATAGATATTAGTTTGCGATGTGTAAACTTTGCAGACAAACATGACGAAACTGAAATTATTAAAGGCCTGTATCCGCAACAAGTAGTCGACGAAGCAAATGAAGATTTAGAAACGTTTACAAACTTTTTAAAAGGTCAAGGTGTTGACGTAGTTCGTCCCGATAAAACAGATTGTGCTTATTATAATTATTGTCCGCGAGATAGTGTGTTTATTCACGGTGAGTTAACACTTGCAACACCAATGCCCATTCGTGCAAGAAAAGGTGAATGGAAAGCATTTGAAAAGCATTTGAATAATCCTATTCAAGTTCCTTGCTACCACGAAAGCGGTTTATATAATACCAACTGCGTAGGAAATAAAGATATACTTGCACTAACTGAATTTGAACCAGCATTTGATGCGGCTAATATTATTAGAGCAAATGATGATGTGCTATATCTTGTCAGTAATAGCGGAAACAAATTAGGTTCGGTATTGTTGCAAGAAGCATTAGGTAACACAGCAAAAGTGCATCTACTAGAAGATGTATATAGTTACATGCACATTGATAGCACTGTTGCTTTTTTGCGTGAAGGATTATTACTTGCTAATCCAAGTAGAATAAAATCAAAAGACGATTTACCAGAACCATTCCGCAGTTGGGATATTATATGGTGCCCTGAACCTGTTGACATCGGTCATTATCCTAAATGGTGCAATGCAAGTACTTGGATTAATATGAACTTGTTTAGTGTAAATAGTAAGTTAGTAGCACTTGAAGAAAACCAAGTGCCTTTAAGAAAAGCATTAGAAGCACAAGGTATCGATTGTGCTATGCTTCCAATGAGACATCAACGTACACTTGGTGGCGGGTTTCATTGTGTAACTTTGGATGTTGAACGTGATGTGGTATAAAGGTACTGTTCCTAAAATATGGAACGACGATTTTAAAAACTTTGATTATACAAGACAACCTATTACAGGTAAAGAAGCAGACACTTGGCGAGAGCAAGGGTATACGCACGAAACTACTACAGGTAAAATGTACGACAGTCGAAACGTAATGCCAGACTGGGTTAGCAAAGTTGCAGAAATGATCAATTTACATAATACAGGATTTGTAATCTATCGAATGGATACTCTTGATATTATGCCAACCCATGTTGATCACTTTAATACATACTGCCGAGTGTTTAAACAACAACGTAAAGATGTTAGACGAGCAATTGTTTTTTTAGAAGACTGGAAGCCAGGACACTACTTCGAAGTTGGTGGTCGTGCTGTTACAGATTATGTAGCAGGAGAGTATGTATTATGGCATCCTGACGTACCGCATGCCGCAAGTAACATTGGTATTGATCCTAGATATACACTGCAAATAACAGGCACATTGTTCTAATGTTTACCCAAGATCTTTTTTGGGGGAATATGCCTTGTAAAATCAAACCAAAGTCTAGTAATATGTTTAAAGATCTTTTTAAACAGTGGAAACCAACTAATCCTTATATGATTTATACAGGTACAAATAAAATAGATTTTAGTAAGTTTCCGATAACCCACAAACTTACTAAAAAATTAAAAACATTAGATATCTATCTGTACGAACCATTAACATTATACGAAGACGGAAAACCGCATAACAGAGACTTCTTTAGCGAATTCAAAGGCGGCGAATTTTTACGTGCAGAAGAATTAGATTCTATTGCAAAATTTGCACAAAACTTAAATTGTAATATCACTGTATACACTTGCGATTATAATGTTAAAACCTATTTAGAGTATCCGTTTGAATTAAAATGTTTTGATATTTTTCTAAGAAATCAATTCAACGGTGGTGCTAGGATGATTAATAATAATATTAGTAAATATTTTATCTGCCCAAACTGGCGTTATAGTTTACATAGAGAATCATTAATTAATTATATTAAAGATATACCCGGTTACTACAGTTGGGCATTTAGCGACCCGCCATTAACAATTGATTTAGATTTAGAAGCAACCAATTCAACTTATAAAAAATGGCCTGATGCAAAACTAAAAGGACCTAGTAGTTTGTCAAAGTTTTATCAGGATAGTTTTTGTGTAATAGCAAACGAAACTCGCTTTTATCAACCAACAGGAAATTTTAGCGAAAAGACTGTTAATGCAATGATACACAAAAGACCGTTTATATGTGTTGCGCCTCCGAGTACACTCGAGTACATACGAAAGTTAGGTTTTAAAACATTTGAAAAATGGTTTGATGAAAGTTATGATATTGAAATAGATCATAACAACAGACTACAAAAAATCTATAATCTATTAGATGATATTAAATCTAATAGCATTGAAGAACTTAAAATTATTCTTAATGATATGAACGATGTATTATTGCATAATCAAAAACTTGCTTTAAAAATTTATAATAATGAGCAAGTTTTATAAAACTGTTCTAATTCAGGAAATGTTTTTACAAGGCTAGTGTTCCTGCGCTTGTCATATTCGCTAAACCAAGTATAAAAGTTTTTACGTCCGTTTGTTAATTTTTTTACATCATACTCTGTATTTTTAAAATAATCAACAACCCTGCGCAAACGCTCATATTCTAAATCACTAAACTTATTACGGTCAGCATTGTCAAGGTTGGATTTAATATATTCTAATTGGCTTTCTAAATGCACTGCAAAGTCCTTAGGTAGAATGTTCATATCAAATTGAATCGGCTCAGTTAAGTAAGGTGTATCAAATCGGATACGTTGCCACTTAGACTGGTTGTCGTTATTATATTTTTTGCGCCATTCGAGAATCTTTTCTAATAACATTTTAAAACTAGTAACCGCAAATAAGTTATATGTAACCATAAATGTTACAGGCCACGGGGTATTAGAAAGATAATAATCTAAATTACTTTCCCATAACTTAATATCCAAACCTGTGCGAGTGTACTCAGCACGTTCTCCCCAAGTATCGATGCTAGTATATAATTTAAAACTAGCAATGCAGTTCGCTTCGCGTAACTCTTTAACTTTTTGAGTTAATTTTTCTACTAGTGCTGGTTTTACACCCATGTTACTATTCAGTTCAATATTAAGATGGGGTTTAGGATTTTGTTTAAGTTCTTCAAATAACCTCCATGTACTTTTGTGCATTAATGGTTCGCCGCCGGTAACTCGTAAAATATTAAGAGTTTTACTTACGTCAGGCCACCAGTTCCACCATGCTTCGACATATGGGTTACTATCTTCTTCAAACAATTCAAAATAATCAATATCGTTTCGATGGGCTGTACTATTACTATACGGACCATGTTTTTTAATTTCGTTAAAATACCTACTACTAAACTTCGGATGACAATATCCACATTTAAAGTTGCATTCATTACTAAAATTTACTTCGATATATTCCGGATTAATATTATAGTCCCAAGGATTACTTTTAATTTCCTCTATGCGCTCAGGTGTATGAATACTTGCTGTTTTAATATGTCTATCACTTACATAGTCTTTGCCCATGCATTCAATATTCCAACAATACTGACAGCCATTTGGCTTTTCACCGGCTAGCATTTGCTTACGCTCTTGCTTCTTCTGCGGAGTATTATGTAGTTGGCTCGGATTACTACTCAATCCTTCAAGTGGAATTTTATGCGGTGCAGGATGATAACAACTGTGTGTTTCTCCTGTTTGCAAATAGATAGTAACATGATGCCATTTAGCCAGACAGAATGTTGGACTAATAGCATCAATCTCCGGCATGATTTCTTTTATTCGATCTACTTCGCTCATTTACGTCTAATTACTCTATCGCTATTAATATATACTTCCTTAAAAAATTCACTTTGTAATTTATCAAACGGAACAACTGCAATTGGTAAGTCTAATTCATTAATTAATAATTTACCCAATTCCTTACATTCTTCAGATACTTTTACATCTTTATGTTCTTCCCATAAACTATTTAGATATGTAAAATCTCGTGTTTGTGTATGATCCCAATCACTAAGCATATTCATGTAAGTACCAAGCCTTGCACCATACACTGCCCAAATGCCATTTGGAATATCACATCCTACCATTTGCCAAATGTAAAGTCTGTGCTTGTTTTGCCACCATAGAGAATTTAAATCGTCTACTGGTGCGCCCCTGTCTAACGACATTTTAACACCTTCACGGAACCCAGCACGCCATGCTTGTTGCGGAGTTGCACTTATAATACTTGTTGAATAGTTTTCGTTAAGTTGATAGTAATTGTCGAAATAGCAAAATTCAATACTTGTTTCGTCATTGCCATCAGTGTTTTCGTGTGTACGCATATCTTTAACAAAATCTTTAGTCCACATTTTTAAACTGCCATTACCATACATTAATCCGTTGACATCAATTTTTCCACACCAACTTATTTGATGATCGTCTGTAATTCCAAGAGCATCGGTATCTACAACAACTTCAATAAATTTAGGATCAATAATAGTATCGCCGTCAACTGTAACAAAATGTTTTGTATCTGACAAATCAGCACATGCTTTATGTGCCGCATCTGATCCTTCAACACCGTGTACACGTTTGGCCCACGGAACTTTACGTTTTAAGTCTGCCCAGTTTTCTTCAGCATTAGGTTCGTCATAACTTAAAAAGATTATATCAACATCTTGGACTTTAATCATTTACTACTACTCCATAACTATTAAAAAGTTTACTTGTATATACATCGTATTCAAGTGTTATAGCATCAGTGTGATTAAAGTCTATACATAAGTCTAGAGATGCTAAATTGAAACTCAGTGTACGATATAATATATAAGGATCGTTTTTCTTTGCTATACTAAAATGTTTGATCGTCTGTAGTGTAACACTGTTTTCTTCTAGCGTTTTTGAAAATACATTGCCGTATCTTATTTTCCACTTTTGGCTTTTATAATCTTTAACTAGCATTATGTCTGCTTTACTTGTTTTAGGTACACAATATAAACTGTGGTTAACATTATACTGAAACGATAATTCGTCGTGTTTGTTAACAAGTTCATACATTGTTGTTGTCGGATTAAATTGCACACGGTAATGTTTAAAATACACCTTACCATCAACCAAATCTTTTACACTATTGTACTCAACTTGAATACTATGTTCTGAAGTTTTTTGAGATCCTATAGTTTTAACAATCCCTGTATCCAAATCAAAGTCTACATACGTTGCGTCGGCCTCTAATGGAACTTCTGTCCAATACTTCATTGTTCTTCCTTAAAAAATCTATTGTAAAATTTATCTGTAAAATCCTTTTCAGTATAATGAAATACTGTTTTTTGTAAATAGCCGCCTACCTTTAGTTGGTTGTTATCGTCTACAAAGCAAGTAATCCTGTCTTGCCATTTTTCTGTTTGCGTTTTCCATGTTTGTGCATACGGTTTCATATGCACAAAATTAGGAAACGGTGCTACTGCATTAGTTACTTTGTGTTCTACATCTAATACACGCATAACAATTGCTGTACAAACATCAACACTTAAAAATTTTTGCATACGCTTGGGAGCATATTTTTTATAATAGTATTCCCAATGTTTCATTACTTCTTCCAAGCAAGTATAAAATTCTTTTGCAAAATCTGACTTCTTAAAATAATGTAATGCTACATATGTATTAGGTAATTTATTTTCAATAAACATTTTTCTATAATATGTTACATCGGGTTTACATTGTTTATAATCTGTAACATTAGTTGTATAAAACACTTCATAATTTTGCATTAATTTCCACCAGTATGTTAAATCATGCATTACTAACATATCAGTATCTAATACAAATGTGTTTTCATATGGACATGCGTGATAAATTTTCCATCTGTTTTGCACTTTCCATTTATGTTCGTCTGCTTTATCTTCCCATGGTATAGGTACAATGTCATCAAATAACTCTTTATGTTCTACGTTGTCATTAGTGATTAAACAAATCTTACTATTAGGGTTTGTTAACCGTATACTCTTGGCTAATAACTCTGCCTGACGTACATAATTGTCTTCATTATTTTGTGCAAGAAATGTAAAGTTAGGCATTGGCTATTTTCCTTCCTAAACTAAACTTATTCATAACATGTACATTTAAGCCTGTTGATTTTAATAAAGTATATTCTCCTACTCTATTTTCTTTTTCAACAAGAAATGTTAATTCATTATCTTTAATATTTTCTAATATATCCTTTGATGTACTGTAAATCATATTACCTGGTAATTCTGCAACAAAATTATCAGTATACCCTGACATAATATGAACTGCAATACTAAATGCAAAATCATTTCTAAAAACTTTGGTTGTTATCTGATAAAGATTTCGATAATGTTCATAATTTTCTTTAATGTGTGTAATTAGATTAAAGAAAATTTTATTTGATTCGGTCTTCTTAAAAAATACACATGTTGCCCAATAAAACTTAATACTTGTTTCGCTTATTAAACTAAATTCACTAGTATCTCTCCAGCCTGAAATATCATTACTACTCGTATACATCATTAAATCGTGTTTACTATTGAAACAATTTAATAACATATCGTTAGATATAATATAATCAGTGTCTAATACAAGAGTGTTGTCGTAAGGAGACACTGCATATGCATTGTCTCTATTGAAGTTTTTAAAATCTAAAACCTTTTCAGACAACGCACCGTCATTATATCGTTTCTTGTTATGAAGTTCAGACGAAACTTCAATAATATTATCAAAAATTTCATCACCGTTATAGTGTTCTCTAACCCTTGCTACATCATCAGTAACTAATGTAGTTGGTAATCCCATATACTGCAAAATACGATTTGATAGATAACATGCTTGCGCAACATAATCTATTTGTTCGTTGTTATATGCAAATAATAGTACACCGTTTGTCATTCAACTAAACCGTCAACTGACCTGCTTTTCTCTAATTTTTTGTATTCAGTATACAATTCATTTAGTGCTGTAAAATGCTTATCGAGAATTTCTGTTTGAAACTCTTGTACATCAGATATCTCAATAGGAATACCGTTATCGTCTAATAGAATTACAGTGGATTGGTCATTACTAACTAATGTCTGGCAATAGTTAATAAGTTCTTTATTGATAGTAAATTGTCCGCCTGATACAAAGTAAAGCGTATCAGTTACAAATTTTTCGTGTAGCATACGCTTTTGATTATCGAGAGTTGCAGAATAGTTTCCAAACTCTAGGGCTTTAGATAGTTTCTCGTCCATAGTAGTATTTACTATGAAGGAGTATTAGGCTAAGTTATTTGTGGTTGCAAAGATAGGCGATGTTAATGCAACATACGACCCTGTTGGCAATCTTTCGCCAAGAACACTTTCAAGTGTGCCTTCTACGTTTGGATCCCATGGGTTATTGTCGTCATCTCTAAACTGAATAGTGAATTCAATTGAAGTAGTGTTAAGTTCTCTTGCATTAATGTTATAATCGTTTTCAGAATATGTTCCGCTTCCGTCTTTTCTAAAAATCATTTGATTTGAAGAAGTTAAGTCAAAATTACCAATATTAAATGATGTTCCTGGTGAACTTCCGTCTGATGTGGTGGTGGAAGACTTAAACTTAACTACACCCATCTGTGATAGTAAGTTGTTCCAATCATTGTTCTTACCAGTTGACCCGCCCGGATCTAAGTCAGCAGTGAATCTAATTTCGCCGCCTGCATTAAAAAAGTGTCTACGTGCATCTGCTGAAGCAAAAGTTACTGTTGCTACATGGTCAACTGTGCCGCCCCATGACGCAGTCCTAGTACTTGCAACCTTACTTGTAGTAATTGTACTTTGTGATGTGTTAGCAATATAAATTAAGTCTTTGTCGGTTTCAATTGTGTCAGCAAGGTCTTCGTACTGAAGAATGCCGCGACCAGTACCAGTATCGTCGCTATCTTCCTCGATAATATTACCTGCGGAAACAGTTGATACTGATTGTGGAACACTACCTACTTGGTGAACTCTTGCGGCGACCATGTCTGTATACAAGTCTGCCATATGTTGTGAATCAATTAATGTATCTGCAGATACTTGGGCACTTTCTAATGTTTGTCCGTATCCCGAAGTTCCGCTTCCGTTACCTAAAATATTTGCAACCTTGGCTTGTAGGTTATTGTATCGCGCCGCTGTAATTACTGACATTTGACTTCCTTTATACCTTTAACACTACTTCAACTAATTTTTCTTCATGTCTATCGTTTGATTCAAGTGCTACACCTACAAGTTCGCCTTCATTTGCTTTTTGTGCTGTACCATCTGCTCCGACATAAAGTTTATCACCTTTGTTAACTGGTCCTACTACTCTTAAAGGAACTCGACCTTTAAGTGCAATTGCTTGGCCGTCTGCTTCTGCATTCATCAAAAGTGCAGGCTTTGCTGAGATAACACCAATTGGCATTCCGTCAATGTCGCAGTAAGTAGTTTCTGCATCGTCATCGGCGCTAACAGCCATTACTGTACCTGTTGCATAATCGTCGTCTGTAGTATATTTTTCTGCTAAGTCAGCATAACGTGCTTCTGTTGCAGTACCTTGGAAAAGGTTTGCTGACAAGTTGCCGCTTCCGTCTCTAACTGCAACAGTATCTGATGTTGCTGACGTGCTTGCTGTTCTATTATTTTGTCCAACTACCATTGCGTTTGCTGTAGTTGCTGTACCGTTGAACGTAGTAGCATACATTGAAGCCCATTTATTATTTGCGTTACCAATATTATATGTATTAGTTGCGCCCGGTAATAAACCTTCTGCTTTAATTTGTACTGGTTCAGTTGACTGTGCTTGATCGTTGTCAACTTTAAATCTAATTACTGTACCTACTTCATTTGAAATAACACCTTGGTTATCATTTTCAATTGCAATACGCAAATCATTTGAAGCGCCAACTGTAATTCCTGAATCTGAAAGTCTTACAATTTCTGCAAACGAACTTTCTTGACCCGCTACACTAACAACGTATTCACTTGCTGATCTTCCACCAAGTTTATCGGAGTTAGTTGCTGTACCCCAGAATCTATGTGGAGTAGATGTAACACCTTGTTGTGCGTTTGTTGTATTTTTAAGGGTAATACCTCTATGGATAACATCAAAACCTGTGATGGCATTGTCGGGGTCACTGGAATCAATTGTAAAATCTGATGCACTTAGTACACTAACTACTTCATCGTTAACTGTACCTTTAATAACTGTACGCTGTGTTTGCGAAATATCTCTAACAGTTTCAGTAAGCCAAGATGTAAGCGTATCACCTTGCGACTGTGGTCCAATTAAAATAAACCCTGTTCCGGTGTTTGCATACAACTGGTTGTTTGCATTATCCCACCAAAAGTCGCCTTCTGTTAACCCTGATGGTTGAGTAGTACTTACTTCTGCACCGCCAGTGGTTCTAAATTTTGTACCGTCATAAAACTTTAGTTTGCTTGTTCCGCTGTCAAACCAAATTTGACCTTGAATTGCTCTGGATGGTGAATTTGCACTACTAAAGTTTTCTAGTAAGTGTACAAAGTTTTCGTTTTGAATTTCACCATAACCAGCATAGTTCTTACCAACAAGTTTAAGACTAGTAGTTTGATCGACTGTACCGTCTTCAACTACTGAAATCTGTGAACCATCAGTTTTATTAATAATATATGCCATAGTTAATAACCCCTTTATTACTTATATTTATCGTTATACCGCAGAACTTGCTCCGCTAGTATAAGTCCAAGCCCCGCCATTTACGGTACAAGTAATAACATATCTATTAACTGTTAGACTTACTGTACCTGTTACATCTGAGAATGTAATATCTTTTACTACACTCTCGTTTTCATTTCCTACTTCAGCCACTCTTGTTGCTGTTGCAGAACTAGCATCATAAGTTCCTGCTTCTGTACTAGTATCTGCTGATATTGTTGCTTCTGTTGTGCTATGAATTTCTTCAACTGTAAATGTTCCAGTCAATGTCGGCATTGCTGTTCCGCTGTTTACTGTTGCACCTGTAATGTCAATCTGCTTGCCTTCAGTGTATTTGTGTACACCGTTCGTTGTAATTCTAGTCGACGATCCTTTTACAATTCCAGTAATAAGATTTGAACTTGCTGTAATTGTGTGGTCAACGCTTACTGTACTTTCTTCAACTGCATTGTTAAAGTCACTAGCAGTAAATGTAGCCGATGCAGACGTTTGATCAGTTGCGTGTATTTTTGCTTGTACACCGTTCGTTTTAGAATTTGCTGGAACAATTTCTTCAAGTAAAGTTAAAAGACTGGCTGCAAATGTCGAGCCGCCGCCTTGTGCCGGAATATATCCTAATCCTGTAATATCAATTGATAGTGCAACACCTTCATTATCAATCGCATTATCAACATACAATTTAGTTGCCGCATCGCTATTGCCTGTTGGTGTTCCTAATCCTGAAATACGTTTGCTATCTAAAATTTCAATAGCATCGGTATAACTCGATAACTGTAACGGATCAATTGTTGTAGTGATTAAGTTTCCGTCAATGCTAACATTATCAACAGCAAATTCAGTGAGTGTTCCAACTGTTTGCAACTGTGGAGCACTTGTAATATAATTTAATGTGCTTCCTGAAAGTACCGTATTACCGTTTACTTTATATCCTTGTACTGAGTCATAAAACACATTAGTAGTAAATGCATTTGTAGCCTGCTTCCATAAAAATTCTTTATCGTTAGGTGACGATTTAATAATAATTCCTGCATCATTAACATCAGCATCGGGCAATAGCGTACTATCAGAACTAATAGCAAGTTCGATATTCTTATCTAGTATTCTTAAGTTTTGAACATCAGTTGCTAATGTGTCTCCACTAACTGTTAAGTTACCTGCAATTTTAACATCACCGTTAACGTCAAGTGTTGCAGTTGGCGTTGGTCGGAAAATACCTATATAAGAATTTGCCGTGTCAACTTTAATAGCACTTACAGTACCTGTTGTTTTTCTAACTTGAATATCTAAGTTTCGGTCTCTAACAGCATTACCAATTACAGATGCACTATTTTCAATTTTAATACTAATGTTATCTTCTGGTCCTACTGTAATACCGCCATTATTAATAGTAGTAATAGTTCCGTTAGTTACACCATTAGCATCTGTTGGTAAGAACTGCGATGCGTTCTTTTTAATGCCCTGAGCATTAATAATAGTATCTGCCGACGTTGCAGTGCCGTGAAATTTAAACGTTTCATCTAGAACATTAATACCTTTTTCAACAGCACCAGTAATACCGTTAATCGGATTACTTACATCGGGTGTAAATCTAATGTTAGAAAGTATTGCTTGCTTTTGGCCGCCAATATTTAAATTAACAAGTGTTCTATTATTTTGTGTATTATCTAAAACAGTTTCTGTTGTAAATCCACTTGTTCCTTCAGAAGTTGAATATTCTGGTCCAACTAAAACTAAATCAGTTCCGTCAAAGAAGTATAACTTGTTATCTCTATTATCAATCCATAAATCGCCTGCAACCATCTGCGGTTGAGTAGGACTAACAATTGGACCGCCTGCACTTTTAAATTGTGCGCCGTCATAAAGTTTTAATCTAGACTCACCACTGTCATACCAAAGTTGTCCTGTTAACGGATTTGCAGGTGCCTGTGTGTTGGTAAAGTTTTCCAACATTTTAACAAAGTTTTCGTTAATAGATTCGCCAAAACCTGAGTAGTTACGACCAATTAACGAAATGTCTGTTGTTTGAACATTAAGTTGCCCGTCTACTAGTTCTACTAGTAAATCACCGTTAGTTTTGTTAATCTGATACGCCATTATTTTGCCCCCGCATAAATTAGATAGTTGACAGCCAAATACGGGTTCATAATATCAAACTCTTGCCCTACTGCTGTATTACTCACAACACCACCTGAGAACGGAAACTTTTGACCTGCATTTGTTCCTGTTGGAGCATCTGCTACTGTAGCATCTGCATCCGCCGGATCGCCTTGAACATCTCTATTTACATAGTATTGTGTTCCACTTGGTCCTCGAAGATCGTGTTCGTGTTCTGGTAGATTTTCAACTTCAATTAATTTCTTTTCAAATCCAGAACTTCCGCCTAGTGTATCAGCATTTTCATCAGTTACTCTATTTGCTCCGCCTTGCTGTGATCCCATGTTGTCTTGTCCTAGTGGGAATCTACCACGTAAATCAGGTAGTGCAAATTTACCTAATGTTGGATTTGCTTTGTATTTTGTTCCAATGATCTGATATAACTCTGGCCAATCNGTAACAAATACTTCTGCTCCGTCGCATAACAACCAACCATTTAAATTATCTACATTGTCTCCGTCACCAGCATATGGAACAATCATTCCAATTGGGTTGACAGGCAATGCGCTAAACAAGTTACTTCTTGAAATCTTTTTAAGACCTGTTCCGCTTCCGTTTTCGTCATTCAGTCTGTTTATTAATAATTCGTCGTCAAATCTTGAATTCGGAACGCTTACTTTGTTAGTAATAAATGTACTGTTAACACTAATATCTAAAGTCTTTACAAGTGTAGTTTCGCCAGGGGCAGTATACTGACCATCAAAAATAATGTTTGGTGCTGTTACATCACCTGTAATTTGAAATGTTGTTCTCGAAGCAAGTTTATCTGAACTACCCGACCGGCCTGTTACTGTACCAGTAACGTTACCAATTAAATTACCTCTAATTGTGTTTGCATTAATTTCAGCAAATTTAAAGTTTGCCGAGCCAATGCTTCTGCTGTTTGATGTATCTGGAACAATATCGCCGCCGAATGTTGCAGTACTTCCTACTTCTAATTCGTTACCGATCCTTGCACTCTTAGCAACGCCAATACCGCCTTTGGTAGTAATCGATCCTGTTGCAATATTGACTGATTCTGCAATGCCATTTACAATAAAGTTGTTTGAAATAATTGCATTACCTGTTACATCTAATGCTTCTGCAGGTGATAAGTTGTTAATACCGACTTTTTCGGTTGAGTCAATTCTAAGTACAGGCCTTAATGATCCTGCATTGTTAACACGAAGATCAATGTTTGCACCTGATGTGTTATTTGAAATAATTGCATTCTGTCCTTCAATACCTACTTGAACAACAGCATCACTACCAATTGAGATTCCGGAGTTATTTCTTAAAATTAATCCTACATTTGAAATTGACTCTTTATCGCCTCTTAAAAAGTTTTCAGCACTTACTGGAGTTGCTTCGCCAGCAACGATTAACGATTCTGCTTTTTCAGCAATACCGAAGTATTTTCCTACGCCGTTGCCTGTTACATCAATTGAACTTAAATTAAATCCAGGTCTAATTGAAGCAAAGCCTTGTAGTGTTGCTTTAGGAGTAAATGAACTAGTAGCATAAACTGCTAGAATTTTTCCGCTAATTTCTACTTTAAGTACAGTATAGTTTACATTGTCTGTTCCGGTTAACGTAGTTGGTCTAACGCCAGCGGCTAATCCGTCACTAAACTCAGGACCTACTAAGATCCAACCAGAACCAGTAAACAAATATAGTTGTTGATTGTTAGTATCAGCCCAGAGGTCGCCTGCAACTGAGTTAGCAACATCAGGTGCCGACTCTCCACGTTTTAATCCGCCTGCTTCAATCCAGTTAGTACCATCGTACACTTTAAGCAAGTTGATACCAACATTTGTATCATACCATAGTTGACCTTCGACTGGTCTGCTTGGCGCATTACTATTTGCAAAATTTTCTAATAGTTGTAAAAAGTTTTGTCCAACTAGTGTTCCGTAATCTGTAGTAAACCTACCTGGGAAGTTTAACGAAGTTGATGTATCAACTGTATTGTCTTCAATAACAATACTGCCTTTGTTTGTAATATCTGTGTAATTAATTGTATATGCCATTTAACTACCCCTCGTTAAAACCAGTTAATGATTGCACCCTAACCGTATAATCAATTTGTATTAATCTGTTTAATGACTTTTGTACAGGATGGAAAATAACATGTGTTAGTAATCTACCATCGCCGGTTGGACTGTAACTTACTAATCCTAATTCGTCAAAAACAAACGAACTTTCAGTATTAGTTGCTGTATCATTTGCTTCTTGGCCATTTGGTTCACCATAATCTAATAAGCAATTTACAACAATGTCAGTGTAACTTGTGCCAGTTACGTGTCTAGTTTCAATTTTATTTCTAGATGGATCTACGTTATTTGCTGATCTATCATCAACAACTTTTTTATATGTTTGGTTGTACAAACTTGCATTTGTGCCTGTGCTGTTCGGAGTTAAGTAAGTAATAATGCCTGTAGGATCAACACTAGTACCGCCGTTTCCAAACGCCATTTCATATACAAATCCTTGCCCAGCATTCGCTAGGGACTCAGCAAGTGCAATACTCATATTTTCATAGTGAATTGCATTACGCTTATCAATTAAAATTTCGTTAGTTTCAGGGTTAAAAATCTTAATATGGCCCTGTACTAACACTCCGCTTTTGTCTAATAAATTATCTGTCATTTGTGTTTCCTACATTGTATTTATTTAGGTAAGTCAACCTGTTCAGCCCTTAAGAACTGTGCAATTGAATTTTTTGTCTTACCAAGTGTTTTTCCTGGGTCATTCCATACCTTGCCAACCCGTCTTATTATTGTTACTCTAACACCGTCTGCTGGTACATTTAATAGTGTTAAAGTGTTGTTATTAATGCTAAAATCTGCCTGCATTAGTACATCGCCTTCAGGTGAATCTTGGTCCACTGTTTGATCAAACATATACATAGCATTTTTGCGCTGGCGCTTGCCGGCTACAAATACTTCAAATTCGTCAACACTTGCTGGCGTCCAATCTAACTCAAATTGTGCTGTAACACCATCTGCTTCGTATGTATTTACAAGTGTCTTATCTTGATATGGAACTGTTTGTTGGAAGCCTTGGTCAAACAGTTCGTCACCAATATTATGTATATCTTTTACACCAGTACCCAAAGTACCTCGACGTAACTGTTGTAAACTATTTCCGTCTTTAACCATATACTCAATACGTTCGCCGTTAATAAACACAACACCAGGAATATTATTTGCTTTATCCGGAACAAACATAGTTTCGCCGTTTTCTACAATAATTTCTTTATCAAAAGTTTTAAGATCCTGCTGTAGTCTATATTTATTCACATCACCCAAACGCTTGTACACAGTTCTGTTAAGCATGTCTTTAAATTGTCTAAATCCAAATTTAGCAACTGACGGACCGTCTTCTGCAAATTGCATAATTTCAATAACATCATTTTCGTCTAATGGAGTTGCCATTCTAATAAACAGTCTATCATTAGTAACTTTGTAATCAACACTAGGTGTTTGAATTCTACCGTTTAGTACTACCCATACATATTCAGCATCAATAGTTTCTCTTTCAAGTTTAATCAATCCTGCAAGTAAATGGTTATACTCAATATCACCTGCACTTTCAAACGATAATGTAGTGCGTCTAATAATATCATAATTTTTACGATCAATTTGCTGAATATCATGTTTACTAAAGTGTGTTACGTTTACTAGTGTGTCACCTTCTGGTACATCGTTAAGTGTTACTTGGTCCCCATCAACAGTGTACTCACCGTCAGTAGTTACAAATACATCTAATGTTGCTCCAGGAATTTTTACATTTTCAAAAAGTTCTACACTTGAGTTTGCAGGACGGAATATAAAGTCAGTTGTATATGTTAATGGTACACCGTCTAACAGCACAAGAATGTCGTTAGCACCCAATGTACCGCCTGGCTGTTGCCAATTACGCAATTGATACTCTACTCTATCGTCAATAGTAAATGATTCGTTATAACCTGCATTAAGAATAGTGTCACCAACACGCACAATTAAGTTGTGACTTGCAGGTAAACTACTAAACGGAGTTGTGCTTAACTCGTATGTTGCTGTATTACCGTCGGCTCTAAATGTATCTGTTTTAATCTCACTAAATGTTTGGGCTTCACTAGCATAGATACCGTAGTTAATTACTGCATCGTCTGCTGGAGGTGTACCAAATGTAATTGCTACTTTGTTTGCAGTATCATATGAACTATCAGTAGTTTCCAAAATATAGTCTACCTTTTCACCGTTAACTGTAATTAGGCTGTTTAATTCTTCTTTCCAGTCAACTCTTGTTACAAACTGTATAGTTGACCCGTCACCTGTAAATGTATCAATATCTAATATTTGTTCACCATTACCGCTCATTGTAACAATGTTAATTTGAGCGCCGTCTGCCGGAGCCGCTGTAAAAGTAATTTCTTTTGTTTTATAATTTACAGTATATGTCTCAACAATATTATTATTAACTTTCACAAATATAGCATCTTTGCCTTGCGGTAGTCCATTAAATACATATTTGGTAGTTGTACCGTTGCCAACATATGACACACTTTCAATAATACTAGCGCCTTCGCCAACTCTGTCAAATACTCGAATATCAAGTGTATCAAGAACTTGTCCCGGAACTAACTCTTCAGGTCCTTTTGAAGTTGTAGGTGTAACAAATCCATCACCGTCGATAATAATATCTTCTGGATTTACACCCGATGCACTCGCATACGCAATGTCTCCGCCAGATATAAGTGTATCATATGCTCTCGGGTCTGGTATAAACGATCCATCTGATGTATTTTTACGAATAACAAACACATCGCCGGTTGTTGATGGTACAATTTCTTCGTCAAATACGATAACCGTCGACTCAACTGATGCACCGTCATCGTATAAAATAAAGCCTGTTTGTCCGGCACCAGTTATACTTGCAATAAGAGCATTGCTATTAGTTTGTGACGGAGTACCAAAATTAGGATCATCAATTCTTACACCATTTTTATATACNTTATATTCAACATCTTGCTCTAATGGTTTAGCAAAGTCGTATACNTTGGTGCTGTCATCACCTAATCTAAATACTTCATCCTCATATGTATTGTCATATGAATCATATGCCGATGTAAACCAAGGATCTGCGTCCCAGCCTGATCCTCCGCCGAATGTAAAACTCTTAACTTGTACGCCGCCNTAATCAACACCGTCNANTAATTGTCCTAAATCGTTTGCTAGTTGACCAGTTTCTGGATTATAAAATAAATTAATTCTATCAGCCGCTGTTAATAATGAAATATCTTTATAATAAGAAATAACAATATTACTATTATTGGCTGGTGGGTTATTAAATATAACTTTTGCAATTTTTCTACTATGAGTTTTTCCGTTGCTGTCGTCGACATTTGCAATAGTGTAATTTCCTGGTAATATTTCATTACCGTTGACTGTGATCGAAACTTTATCAGTTCGTAAGTTTGCAGGCCATTTTAGTTTAAACTCGTATCTGCCTCCCGAACCTGTAAATGTTTCTTCTTCGTCTAATGTGGTAATAAAGAACGCACCTGTTACTCTGTCAAACTTAACATTGAAGTGCATTGATCGTAAATTTGAATTGCCAATTACTGCATTTGCTTTAGCCAATGTGCCGCCGTCTGTTACAGCACCGTTGATTACAACCGTTGGTGCAGAAAGATAACCTGATCCAGGATTTGTAACTTCAATATTTGTTATTTTTCCGTTAGTACCAACATATGCTTCCGCTTTAGCGCCTGATCCGCCGCCGCCGGTAAATTCAACTGTTGGCGGATTTGCATATCCTAATCCTTGATTAGAAAGTGTAACTCCAGTAACTTCAAAACTAGCATTATCTAACCAATGTTTTTGCGGGTAACTAGTAATGCCATTTACATCAATTGTATTATCAATCACCTTAGTATCTACTGGAATAATTTTTCCCTTTGCAGTACTATAGAATGGCGGTAAATCAAAATCAGTTACTGACGTTTGAGTATCTTCGCTACCTTCATATGTTGACAGGTATTCTCTAATTTTAGTTTTATAAGGTTTTACTTCACGTACATAGTCTTCATAACTTTCTAAGTAATCATTATTAAACGTAATGTCTTTTCTAAGTTTTCCAACATTGTGTTTGGCTTTAACAAATGATGTTTTAAACATCCAGTCAACAAACGGTTGCTCAACTAGGACATATCTCATTTGCGCAAAGAATAATTCATTGTAATGTATTGCTAAATTATCAACAAATATTTTATCACGCAATGATTGTAATATAATGCGTAACTCTTGTACTGGAATTAAATCAAATGCACTGTCGTCATAACCAAACGAGTCAAAACCAACTAACTGGTCACTATAATCATATAACGCTTTTGAAAGTTCAACTGTAGAGTTCTCTCTACCAATAGTTTCATAGTTAACTGTATAATCTACGTTTGGATCTTCGCCGATTTTTCTAAGCAATAACCAGCCGCCGGATCCGACATTGTTAATTTTTACTATGTTTCCGAATTTATCATCAAGTGATGACAACTCGTATGTTTCCTCAATTACAAAATCGGCTTTTGTTAATTCGTTATATCCTTCAGCATACCAATTGCAATATGACCAGTAATCTCTTACATCATAACTTTGACTAATAATCCTATTCCACGGATACTCGCCGCCGACATATTCGTATATTGACCAACGGTTTGCATAGGAAGTGTCTGTATTGACTAGTACAGCATATTTGCGTACTACAATTCTGTCAGTTGACTGATAATTTTCGCCTTCATTAAACACAGTAGCAGAAACAACTGATCCTAAATTATTAATTTCTAATTTTATGACAGCGTTACTGCCGTTTTCGGAGTCAATGGTTACTGTAGGTACTGTTTTATATCCTCGACCTCCATCTAAAATATCAACTCTGATAACTTTACCGTCGATAATTGTTGCATTTAGTGTTGCTTGACGTATTCTGCTAGTCGATACAAATCTTAACTCTAACTCGCTGTCAATTATTTGATCGTATGTCCTAGATGCTAATGTCGGAGATGGATCATTTGATTCTAAATCTGATAAATCAAAATCATCAATTAACACATATTTCTTTAATACTTTGTTAGCACGTTCAATTGCTTGTTTAAGTGCTTCAGTTCTATTAACAAAAATTGTCTGTCTTGGACTATTAAGTATTCCGTATGTATCTTTAGTGCTTAATGCCCGGTCTGGAACTTCTCTGCCTTGACGATCAAAACCAATTAAACTATCATACCATTTTTCTTCTAAATCTGATTTAGGTCTACTTGTCGATAATCCATCAGTTATTACTTTATATTGATTGTGGATATTTTTCTCTGTGTCGTTAATATTCCAATATGCAAACTTAATAACACTATCTTTACCAGTTACACTAGTTTGGATATTATGTAAAGACCACTCATTATCATTTAGGAAGTTAACAAACTTGTACCCCTGTCCTGCTGGATCTCTAATTAATTCTTGTACATCGGCACCACTAATAGTTCTACCAGGTAGGTCTGGTACTGTTGCTTTATTTCTTACCCAGAAGTAATTAAAGTTTGTAAACTTTTGTGCTTCTTCATCATAAACTCGTCTAGTTGAATAAACTGTATCACCGTATTTTGAAAGTCCACTGATACCGCGAGTTAAACCTTCTTCAGTATCTGCTTGATCGTCCCAATCGCTAGGTAATAATGTAGTCTCAACCCATTCGTAAACTTCAACTTCAGTTCCTGGGAATATAGTATTGAATTGATTAGTAACATTAAAAATATTTCCAGTGTTACTATAAGGATTAATAAATCTTACTGCATCAACATCCCACCAAAGTTTACCAACTAAATCTGTAGTGTTAAAAATTGTTACATCTTTAACAACGTCGATACCATCATCTGCTACATTATAACTTGCAGGATCGTAAGTAGTCTTAAATGTTATTTCAGACGTTGCTGGACCAGCAATTTTTCCTTGTAAAGGATCAATATAATCAATATACTCGTCAACAACATTTGTATCTTTATTATAAATGCTAACGCCTTTGATCTTATCAATGTCAACGACAGGTCTTGCTTGGCGCTTGCGTGTCCATAAATTGGTATTGGTCGGTGTTCTAAAGTCAAATACAGATCCTGGTGAATTATTTTCAGGAGGATTAAGGTACGTTGGAAGTCCTGCATACACATGGTTGCCAACTAATTCAACAACGTCTCCAAAATACTTTACATTTTCATCTGCATTTGTAATTTTATCAGCATAGATAAATCTGTTTCCTGCTCTTTCAAATACAAATATCTCTCCTGTATCAGTAAGTGTAGTAGCAAACAAAGTTGTACCGTTATCAAAAACAGTTTCGTTATTATCAAACTCGGTTGTGCTTGACAAATCACCGCCAGTTGAAGTTACAACAAGTCTATCATTGTTAAATTTAATATTTGATCCAAACTTCTCGTTGGAAAGCCCTTGAGGTCCAGTAACTGTCTGGACTAGTACAAATGATCCGTGTACTGCTTCGTAAATGTATACAGCACCTGAATTTGTATAATCTTCACTATAATTGTTTGCGCCTACTGCAATAAACTTTCCATCATCTGAAACTGCAACACTCGAGCCGTAATTTATTCCGGCTAGTTCGCCTTCAATAATTTGATCCCACATAAACTGACCATTTACAAGTCTGTAAATTGCAAGTTTTGGAATACGTAATGCACTATCAAGTTGGTCGCCGTATTTAACAATCGATGCTAACACATGACCGTTCTTACTAACATCGTATTGTGATCCAAACTCAATAAGATTTGAAACTTCTAAAGAACTGTCAGTTCCAACCATAAATCCTGTATTGTTAGGAATAAACCCGTTTAAATCAACTCCGGTATTAATTGCTGTCCAGTCATTACTATTAAACGATCCTGGTAAAATGTTTGTTGCCGCTGAATATATTTGACCAGCATACTTAACAAACTCGCCTTCGTAATATGCAACTGTTTCAACAAACTCTCCTCTATAATCAGTATCGGCGCCAAGTACCCAACCGTTATCTTCGGAGTAATTAATAATGTTAATTCTTCCTGGTTGTTCAAATGTACCATTACCCTTACTTGAAATATATGCAGAATACCCGCCATCTGGGCGTTTGATTAAATCAATCGACGCTCCCAGGTGCCTAAAGTTATTACTGTCAGGCATAGTATAAAAATTAACTAGTTCGTAGAAGTTACTTGTATTTCTTTCATATACTGCATAGGCACCTTGGCGATTATATCCACTTTGTGTTCCACTATTTTCAACTGGAATATTATAAATTCTTTGCCAGTCGTTATTTACTGAACTTGGTGGGTTTGCATCTCGCGCAATTCCCTGCAATACTTGGGTTTTGTAAACCCAATATTCAAAATTCTGTAGTGTTCTAGTGCTTCCTGGTGTTAAGTTTTCACCGCGATCTACAACGATAATTGACCCAATTGTCTCACCGTCAAGGAAAACACTTTTAGTAGTTCCGACAAGTCTGATAACACCCTCGCCTTGTGATCCTTCAACAATGCTTATACTTGAAATATTTCTAAATTCAGATCCTAATTTCCAAGGACCTTCAGTTATGTTTACATTTTTAATCCAAAGTCGTAAATCATTAAATAATTTTTCAACATATGTTACTTCTGCTGTAGCGCCAGTATCATTGTCTTGTATAATATCACCAACTACCGGTATATAAGGATTACCGTAGTTAGGATTATAATCAGCATCGCCTATTGTAGGAGAACCACTGTTATCAAAGTTTGTTAAGTTAACATTAATCCAACCATTCCATTTGTCTTGAACAGTGTGTAATGTTGTGTTAAGATACTCATGTGTTAATTCAGGAGCAATCACTGTCGGTGACTGTAATATACCTTCAGGTGTTCGGTATTCATTAAACCAAAAGTTAAATGTGTCGCCAATACTAACGTCAGATTCAAGTGTAATCGGAAGTCTAAATACCCACTTGTCAGATATTTCAAATCCTGAATCACCGTTTGCTGTCAATGTTTCAATATATGACGGAACTCCTGGTGAAGTGTCATCTACAATATTAAGAATGTTTTCAAAATAGTTTACAGTTCTTGATACCGACTGTTTAATAATATCCTGTACAACTAGATATGGCTTTGTTTCTATTGTTGCTGTTGAATTAAAAGTTGAACCAACACCAATTTTCCACCAACCTTCAAAGTCGTCGCTCGGTTGTTGAACTGCACGTTCGTACAACCCGATTGTAATATCGCCTAACTCTAGTGTTCCTTCGTCTGCAAAGTTACCATTAGCATCTTTAACATAAATCAACGTTCGGTTATCGCCTGTTGTATATGTATATGCAACCACGCCTAACGCAATATCACTATTAATAACTTCCCCTACATCTGGAATTGCTTGTGTATTATCTACTAATAAGATATCGTCAATCTTTTCTTGAATTACATGCTCGCCATTAAAGAAATCGCTACTTAATTCAGGAGTGTCATTAAACGGATTTACACCCGATGGATATCTAGTGTTTTTAGTATTCCATAACAGTTGCAGTTTATCGCCGGCTTCAGTACCTGCATATTGCACTGACTGGGCTTTAATTAATACGTGGTCGGTTGATTCTTCTTGGAATGTAAAGTTACCTCGTAGAACTAACCATAAGTTATCATAAACGGTGTTTTCATATGTTTTAATAAGTTCTTGAATATGCGATGAAAAACTAGGATAGGCTAAACTATCATCACTCGGGAATACAACTGTTTTTGCTTTCCAAAATTGATTTGTGTATTGTACAATTTCATTTTCTTGGTATGTGTTTGCTGGGTCAAATATACCCCTGTAATTTGTTTTAACATTAGATGCATACGGTGCACCAACAAACAGGAATCTGCCATCTGAACTAAGTGCTGTTGATTCTCCAAAACTATTATCACCATCAAACAATCCATCAGGGCAATCAATAACCTGGCCTTGAATAAGATTTAAGTTTTCAGCCGCTCTAAAGTGTATATCAATTCTACCACGCTTTTCGGACGTAGGAGATGGTGCACCAACAACTAATACAGTGTTTAAGTCGTTTGCTGAAAGACTCGAGCCAAAATTTCTAATGTCGTATACACGCTCTCCGTTGACAATTGTGCCAGCGCCTTCGAGTGTTGCATTGTAACTTTTCTTTCCTAAAGTATAAGTGTTGTTGTTTTCAAGAACAGTCCAGTTATTAGTTTCGTCACTGTCTACCCAAATCTTTTCGCCGGCTGTGTAATTGTCTCTAGTAATTTTAGGATTAACATCACTTAGTGTTGCAACTCTTACTGATTCTAATTTAACAAGGAACCCGTTTGTATCTGGTACATCAGGGACTTCGCCGCTTGCTGTTACATAAGCAATGTTAAGACTGATTCTATTTACTTTATAAAATTTGTTAGTTTCAGGAGTTGTGCCTAATACTCCAATAATATCATCTTTATTAAACTCTGGAACTTTATTAAATGTAATTTCTACTTCGCCTGTGCTACTGTTTAAAATACTTTTAACTTTTAAGATAGTTTCGGTTTGTCTAAGAACATCCCATGATTGATCTCTCTTTGCAACCCAAATATACTGCCCTACTGATACTAAATTAACATCAAAATCTAACAAGTCGTCATAGTTAGTAAACTTGTAATCAATATCTTCTTCTGCAACATACCCTGCTGTTCTAATATAAGTTTCTGTTAAATCTTTAGTAGGGAACGGAGCATGGTTGTAATCGCTTGGTTTTGAATATACATCATTTAATGCATATCTATAAACTAAGTCTGTTGACAAAGGATTAATGTTTCGTACTAACTGGAATGGCTGAGGCTGGAGTCGTATTTTCGATTCGTCTAAAAGATATTCAACTTCGTCAAAGCCACCGCTGGCTCCATACTGACCAACTTTAAATGCCCACTCTTCAAAAAACTCTAAACTTGAATTTTCTGTATTTGAAAGTGCATCAAAAAGTTTAGTTAAACTATTTCGTGTGCCTTTATCTTGAATAAATCCTTGATAGAATTTATACTGAGACACGCTATCAGTAATAATATTTTCTAAGTAGTTACGCTTTTGATAACCAATTAAGTGCTGAGCCAAACGTTGCTGTTCAGTATCAAAGTTGTCACTATCTAAATCATAAAAGTCTGAAAACTGATTTGCTTTGTAATCAAAGTTTGGTGTAAGTTCAGCCTTAGGTCTTTCAGGTAGTCGGTACCAGTCAGAGTCATTAAACTCTGTTGTTCCTACAACTTTACTTTTTGCACTGTAGAAAAACGTTTTGTATTGTACAACATCACTAATTGCATAATCAGTGTTTGGTTCCCAATTAGTAACCTTAACATTATCATATGTAAACCCAGGAATATCAAATCCGCCGTTCCAATTTGTTGTGCGATATCCAATACCTTTAATTCGAGCCTGACGATAACCCGGTGCCGGATTATAAATTACATCGTTGAATACTGTCTTGTTGTCAATCAATACTACATGTTCTTTTTGCACTAGAGGAATTTTTAAGAAGTAAATTCCATCTTGAGTATTTTTTAAACGCAATCCAAATTCGTTTTGATTTGATCTAATTGTGTTTGCAAATTCTTCTTTTAGTTTTGCGCCGTCTGCTTTTAATAATGTATAATCATAAAAGTTATCAAAAATGTTATCTACAACTGCATTATCTCTAGCAAACATTAATGCACTGGCACTAGGAGATAGTGTAAGCAATGTTCCCGGACTCCAATTTTGAGTAGTCCAGAACAAGAACTCCCTCGCACTCAATTCCCAGTTTTCAATAGACTCAATTTCTTTATTAAAGTTATTAAAATCAAAGCCTTGCGATTCTAAGTAAGTTCCGTAACCTAATAAGAAATCAATCACGTCTTGATTTGAACGCAGTAATGTACCGTATCTTAGTTTAGATGTGCCTTGTTCAAACGATCGTCTAATAGTTCCTTCAACGCCGCCATCAATTGGTAGTTGTGCTAACTTAGTAAAGTTTTCAGTTTGGAATCCTACCGCAGTGTGTGTTACCTTTACTCTATAAAACAAGTCTCCGTTTCGAATAATTTGTCCAACTCGATACTGTGATCCGTTTACAAACTCTAAGAAGTTTTCACTTACTCCACCAATATTTACAACAGGGTCACTTGCACGTTCAAGAGGTTTATTGTACACAAAATATGGTCTGCTTCTGTCATATCCTTTAACAATCCAACCGCTTTCACTTTTCTCAATAATAACTCCACTGTATGATACTGTGTCAACTGGTGTACTCACATTAAAGAATATTTTATAATTTTCTTCAGGAATGAATACATTGCCTTCATTGCTTGGGGTTCTTGAATCAAGTAACAATTTAAATTTGTCAGGAGTACTAAATCCTCCCATTTTAAATCCAAGTTGTACATTAATGTTTAAAACTTGCTCACTGTATTCTTCATTTAGTTTTGTTACATCTGCATTGATATAATTGAACATATAGTTAATAAGTCCAGCAGTCGTAACTCGTTCTGCATTCTCCGAAGTGTTAGGAAATACAACATCTTTAGGGGTTAATCGTTTGTCGGTTGCGCTATAAACAATTTGTCCAGCAGTATTACGCACAAGTCTTGCTCTATCAAATCCTGTAGACATTACCTTTGTTGGTTGGTTAATCAACCACGCAGTAAGTAAAGCAAAAGGATATTCGGAACTTTTACGCCACGCCGATTCAACCGGCGCTTGATCTCCAAATATAAACTGTTCATTTGTACTAGGAGCAATTAGTCCTCTAGCATATCCGCTTTCATATGGACTTACTAAATTACCTTGAGCGTCAACCGGAATATACTTTGTTAATTCTTTACGAATATAGTTTGAACGATATCTAATAGGTTTGTTTGGTTCTCTGACACGCCCGTTTTCTAAATCGTCCCACAAAATTAAGTTTTCTTTAGTGTATGGTGCTGGACCATATACTTCTTGCCACCAATCTGGCTTTTCGACAAATCCTAAAATTTTCCACGGTGTAGTGTGCGGAGTATCAGTACTTAAATAGTTATTGTAAATAGCACGCCAAAATCCTTGTAGCGGGTTATTGTACGGATCTGTCATCTTAGAATAGTTCCAAGTAAACGAATCTGTTCTATCATAAAAACTATTGTCAGTATAATCTGGATCGCCTGCTACTGCAAGCCACTCAATGAAATCAGTAATAACTACGTCATCGATCACATCTGGAGTAAATCCTGTATCACGTGATGCATGACCAACAAAACTGTCTACGTCTAAAATATTACTATCGTACTGTATTTTAACATTGTTGTAAATTCTGTTTTCAAGTTCTAAAATAAGGTCATCACGGTAATCACCGTATGCTCGGATAATACTACCGTCATGTCCTTGAATAACTTCCATAGGATTTCTATATGAAGAATCTACATATTTTGTAGGACGGTATAAAGGCCACATTCCCAACTTACTCGGTGTTGGTGGAATAAACGATGCATCAGTTGATTCATACTCGTAAATTGTGATAGCGTCGTTAACTGCTAATTCTAACTCATCATCTAGACGTATAAATCCTTCAGCCGTAAACACATAGTCTTTATTGTGTAATAACTGACTATCATTTAAGTAGATATAAACTGCTTTTGCAGAAATGTCACTTAAATTAAACGGCGATGTTAAACTATAAAACTTGTTTCCTGTATCAACAATTGTAAACTCTCTAGTTTTATTAGCACCAGAGCCGATCATATCAGTCCAATAAAACGCACTCTGTTTAGACTTATCACGTTGCCATTCTTCGATAATTTTATCTACAACATATCTTGGACTTCCGTCAATACCTAGTTCTGAAGAAATACTAACAAACGATCGCTTAAACTTTGCATATTCTTTTCTAGCATATCGCATTGATTTAATTAAGTTGAAATCTTTATTAGTAATGTGATACATTGCTAAAGGAATTGCACCACTGTGCTGAACAAATTTAGTTCCGTATTCTGTAAGAGAACCTAAGTCTCTTAAATTACTAGAGCCTGGAAACTTTCCTGTAAATGTGTTAAGATTATCAATAATAGAGTTTACGTGATCGTTTACTTCACCATAAGTAAAGTCAACAATATTTTCATTTAACGGATTGTTTTGTAAGTTAATCGGAAATTCATATTTTCCGTTTTCGTTTTTATTCGCTTCGCTAGTACATAACATTACAACAATATCGTCATTGTTTAGATCATTATCAAATCTAATATATGCTATACCGTTTTCTCTATTAATTTCCCAGTCTGATCTTCTTTCGTTATTTACTGTTAGAGTAACGTTGAGTTCATTTAAGTCTCCGCTTCGATTGTATACGTCTACTGCAAAATTATTTTTTTGTCCTGAAACAATATACTGGCGTACAACTTTTTGTGTACTTTCTTGAAATGCTTTTTTCCAACCGCTTTCGTTTTCGTAAGTATCAAGGTCTGTATACTTTCTTAATGTAGCAGTATCTGATTTTTTAGTATATGATACTTGACCTTCTTGATATGTAATTACATCATTTAGTAGGTTAAAATCAAAAACAATATCTCCACTATTTTGAATGTTTCTATATGTTAATGGAAATCCTAAGACACTATCAACCGAGCCAGTGCCTTCTTTATAAGAAAATAATTTAGTACCAGTAAACGAAGTTGACTGATACGAATCAAAAGACTCATCATCGGCATCGTACAAGTTAAAGTATGGTGGTTGATTTGCACTAACTTTTTCTTGCGCCTTTATCCATGTAGTACCGTTGTACCAATAAATTTTTCCAGTGTTTTCCTCGCCGGCTTTGACTAATACAGTTTCATTTAGCGTTGGGTTAGTATCGTCTTCGTCTTGTAATGCAATTTGTCTAGAACCGTTATGGTCAATGAATTTAACTTTGTAAATTCTTCCATTCACACGCTCGTCCGGATCTGCTGTAAATAATACACGCAACCCGTCTGTTAGATTTATTCCATCAACATTGTATCCTACCGATCCTTCAATGTTCGAAAAGACATCAGTAGTTTTATCGTCAACTAGATCAACGTTTGATTTAAATTTAGATCCAAAGTTGTAAAGGCGAAGTCCGCCTTCAAACTCAATAATAGGCCTAGACGCTCTTGCTGTTTGATCAAGGTTAACTGGTGAATCATTTGCCTTAGCAACCTTTTCAATAACGTCTTTGTGAAACCACCTGTTATGGCGTGTCCAAGGGTTACCGTCAATTGCTGATCTGTTAATTGTAATGTAGTCTTTGTCTCTTGGAAAGTTTAGTGCTTGTCCAAATGGTACTCTGTCAAAATTTTCACTATCAAACGGAACAAATTTACTTTCACTGTATGTGCCAGTAATTTCTAGATCGGATTTAGCAATTAACTCAATCGAGTCGCCAACTCCTTCAACATACCAAGTTCCTTGTGCATATTTTGCAGGAGTTACATCTCCTAAAAATTCTACTAGCATACCGTTTGATAACTCAACATCATTTCTTGTTTGGTATGTTTTCTTTTGTAAAATTTCTTCTTCTACATTGATTTCTGTATTTTCTAGAATATTGTAAATGTTAATCAATCCGCTTGTATTAACATCATCTTTACTGATATAAAAAAGTCTGTTTGGGGCATCTAACGGAACAGTAAATTTGATTGTTCCTTTTTCAACCCATACAGTTGATGCTTCAACACCATCAGTATAAAGTGTTGAAATATTATCTCCTTCTGTGAATCCTTCAATGCCGCCTTCAACTGGTTGTACTATGTATTCACCGGTATCGTAACCATCGAAATCGTATAGTTCTGCTTCAAACTGACCTGGAGCAATAACACCTTCTACTGTTTCAGTAACAATAGCCTGACCAGGAGTAAAAGACCTATTAGTTGAAAATGCAATAGGATATCCTGGGGTGTCTACTTCAAATATATATGTTTGACCTTTATAGAGTTTTAAAGTAGGATTTTGTGTTAAACCTGTTGGCGTAAATTTATATGCTACATTGTCGTCATTCTCCTCTATTGATACTTTAAAAGTCGAAGATACTTCCTTAGTCTGGCCGTAAATTGGTAAAACTTGCGGACCTGCTGGAAGCCAATAATATTCACGGAAATTTACAAACTTGTCCCAATCAATGTGCGGGTTCCATGAATAATATTCTTGAGCATTAATCAACGAGTGATTAGGATTGGTATTACCAAATGCTCGTAACTGGTTAATATAATCATTATAATCTTTGTAAAAGGAAACATTATCAAAGTCATCTTTAATAACTAATGCAGGTTCTAATTGATAGTTTTGTCTGTCAGAACTTACATCACTAATGTAGGAATCGTCTGCTGTACGTGCCTTAGCATCATTTCTACCAAAGTACGAACTAACTTTTTCAACTTCGCCTGGTTGGATTAGTTGATCTAATGTACTAGATAAAAACTTTTTATTTGCTGGTGTTCTAAAATAACGAGGTAAGTGTTGTACGCTAGTACGTTTGCCATTTTCACCATTGGGCTGAATTGGAAATTCATTCTGGTCATTTTCAAAAGCCATTAGTAAGTACTTCCTCCGTTACTTGTGCTGGACTGTATTCCGGCGTTTTGAGTAGTTGCTGTTGTTACAACTGACCCTGCCGCCTTTAACCTTGATGCAGTTAAACTATCAATAATTTCTACATCGTCAACTGTTGCCCCCGAAATAAATATCTCGTCACTTTCAGTTGTAATCTCATATAAACTACCAAACGCTTTATCAGTTTGATTTGGAACTAGTACTACTGTGCTTACATTGGGTGCAAGTGTATTCATAATATATGTTGATAGTTCTGAAAAACTAAACTTATCACCAAAGTCCCAAAATTCTAAACTAAAGAAAGTGTTGATAGCCGTAATAACCTGTAATTTAATATCATTGTCGTTTGTAACTACATCTGGATTTTTAACGATCTTAAATGTTGCTTGTAAATCACTGTCTGCTTTGTTGCCAAACAGTACTTTATACTTAACAGGATGGTAAATTACTTCATCGCTAATTGATTTAATTTTGTTAATCTCACTACCAAAGTTTTGGAATAATTCATCTGAACTAGGAGGCAAAGGCCGTGTGCTTGCATCTCCTGCTAGGTATTTTCTAAAACTTGAATCGTATGTTTTTGTTAACAAATACGAGTCAATAATATTTGTACTACTAGGATCTAGTCTGTTGTTTTCGTCTGCGCTGTGAACATATTGGAATTTAAGGTTATCTCTACCAACGTATGCTTTATAGTTTGTAAGCAATGTTAACGAAGCAGTTGTTGCATTGTATTGCTTAAACACGTTTGAGTCTAAGAAGTAAAAAATTTCTTGATCGTCATAACTTGATAACGGACCGATCGCTGTTTCAGATGCCCTAACTGTTATACCTTCTGAGCCGCAGTAGTCGTAATTAGTTGATTTATTATTACTAATAAGTTCTTTTAAAAATACTAATTTGTTTTCTGGATTTTCTGCAGGATCAACAAACTGTAAAAACGATTCAGGATTATCAATAACACCATCGTCGTCTGAATCAAAAAATCCTAATTCAACTTTTTTACTGTTTACGTAACCTTCACTGTCTCTAAATTCTTTAGTAATTTGCCACGGAAAGTCAACTGTTAATGCTTCCGGACTATCCGGTGCTACGTTAATAGATAATAAATTAACCTTGTCTCTAATTACTTTTCCTGTACGGCTATCATAAATTCTATCAGTTTCATCATAATAAAATTTAACTTCTTTATCGCTTTCAAATACATATCTTACACTGCGATATGTAACCGTATATTTTTCGCCATCGGTTTCAAAAAGTAACAACCAACTAGAATCTAAATTCTGATTAGAGATGTCGCCTGTTTTACCCATATTGAAATCATTACCAATATTAAGATTATTATTAAAAATAATTCTCCATTCTCTGTCAATTACACTATAACGCAATCCAAAAGTTTTATAAGCAAAAATTTGATCTGCTAATTGTGCTTCAACATCAGGTGTAATATTAGTTGCAAACTTAGGTTTAACTTCGTTTAAGATTGCGTCTGTAGGAATAATGTCGTTGAAGATAATCGGTCCGGTGTTGTCTGCATAATTTTCTGTACCGTCACCGTTTACTCTAATTACTTTAGTCCAAATATATGTAACAGCACCTTGGGCAGTTGCCGCACCTTGTACAAGTTTATTATCATTCTTAGTATCAAAATAAAACCCTGTTGGTGAAACAAATTTAACAATCGAGTTTGGTTCTAAATACTTTAAAGTACTTCCTGTGAATGTACCAACAGTGTATTTTACACCAAGTGAGTCAATTAAGTATCCACTTGAATTATTTGTTTGATTAGATAGTTGTACCCAACTTGCAGATAGATCGCCTGTAGAAATTTTTGGAAACTCTCCTAAGTAAAAGTTTCTTATATCTTGGCTAGTTAGCAACGGTTGAATTACATTTTCAATACGCCCTGAAACATCAGTACGGGTGTTAAACGAAAAAGAAATCTTTTTATCAGATAGTTCTTTGTAAATTGCACCATCATTACCGTAGATATTAGTACTTGAATATTTTCCTGTTGAATCAATTAAATCAAAGTATCTTGAAATACCACTTGCTGTTCTATTAACACTTTTAACTTTTACAACTTCTTGACTAATTGCTAACGGAGCAACATTGTAATCTTCACCAGTGACCATTCTATTCTGTGTATAGTATGTTGCCGGTGCATTTTGTTTGATGCTTCTTGTTGTTTCAGTAGCACTTGAATTGTCAACAGTATATTTTAAAGACATATTAACAGTAAGAACTTCATTGGTACCTGAGCGGCTAATGTATGGTACACTTACACTAATATTAGTCATGCTGTCTGGAGTAACAGTAAATTTACTTCCTAAACTTTTTCTATAATATACTCTGAAGTTACCTTTAGGCAATGCACCAAACGTGCCATCGGAAAACTTTAAACTAATTCTGTCGCCGATTCTACTTAATACAGCATACACATTACGTTCGTTTTTGTTTAAACTATTGTAGATAATATTGTTGCCTTCAACAGCATCAACTTTAGTCCACAACTGGCTTTCATTTCCGTTTGAATCTAATTTGTATAACCACACATCAGAGTTGTTTACATTTTCTGTATCAATTGCAACTGTCTGATTTTCAATCGGACTGTCAATTGAAAAGTTTCCGTTATCTAGTACACCTTGTCTAAAGTGTGCAAAGTATCCAGTATTTGAACTGCCTGCACCTTTGCCATCTTCTCTATATAAAAATGCTAAACTGTTACCTGGTAATGGTGTTTCTTCGTAGATAGTTGATTCATCAATGGTTGACGAAGTTACTTCAAACACAATATTTTTTTCGCCTACATTTTTGTTAAAACTGTAAACTGGAATGTTTGAGTTTGAAGCATTAAATCGATACTGCTCTGTTGTAATTCCGGCAATGTTTGCTTTTTTTACAGGTCGTCCAATAATGCCGTTTTGAGGCAATGACGAATTTAAAATTTTTCTAAACTGCTCAGCCCAGTCCGGATTCGATGGATCGTTCCATGATACTGTTTGTCCTGCTAGGTTAACACCATTGGCATCAACAATATCTTCTGAAGTACTAACTGAGTCAAATTTAAGCAATCCGTTTGACGCTTGATTACGCTTTGGATTATAAGAAAGTAATCTTGCCAAACGCAATACGCTTTCACGACGTTCGGCTAATTCTAAGAAGTTTTCACGTGAGTTAAGATCAACCCTAAATGCTAGGTTTTGTCCAAGATACGCAATAAGATCAATTAGTGCAAGATACTCTGATGATTCAATGTAGTCGTTAAAATCTTCCGGATAGTTTTCACGCAGGTAAGCAATCATTGTTCTACGAAGACTATCAAAGTCATACGACTTAAAATCTGCGTTTCTAAATGTTTGATACACTCGCTTCCAGTCTTCTGAAAGTAGTAATCTATTTTGTCTATCCGTTGTCGACATCTATGTGTTCCTCGTTATAAGTATTTATTTGATTGAGTAAACCAGGTACTTAATTCCTTAACCGTTAAAACTTGAACTTTGGTCAAATTCTAATTTTAGTTGTTCCGATATATTATATGGAAGATATGCAAGTTCACATTCAATTTGAATACCACTTTCGTACTGATCTACAATAACATTTGTAGCATTTATACGGGGATCACTATTAATAATTCGTGTTACATCTTCTACAATGGCTTCTTTAAGAGTTTCAGTCATTGGTTCAAATAAAATGTCCCAAATAATTGTTCCAAACTCCGGATTCTCAAGTTTTTCGCCCTGTCTAATATGGAAGTGATTTAACAAGTCTTGCTTGATTAATCCAATATCATACAGAGTGTACTGTTGGTTGCTAGGATTAACCGTACTAAGTCCTCTGTAAGCCGATTGCTTTACAGGTTTTGACTGTGTTGAGTTGCTTTTGACCCTAACTGTTTGGACTGTGTTTTTCTCTAACGTGCTCATATCAGTATTTATCCGTTACTAGATGTGCGTTTTTCAAAAATATTACGCTTCTGAAATGTGTCAGGCACTGTGTCAACATCGCCTTTTAATGGTACTTGGCCTGCGCTAGTTCGATCTGTATTAACCGGAGTATACGACTGTGGATCAACATTTTCGTGATTTAGCCACGGCTCATGCTGAGGCATTCTTTTAGATAGCGAACCGCCTGCACCAGGTACCGAATGAGTGCTTAAACCAGTTGCGGCTGTAGCAAGAGGACCATTCATATGAATATTAGTTGCTGTTTCTACATGGTCGCCACCTGTACTAATATTACTTTGCCCACCGGTAGTAATTTTTGTATCGCTTGCGGCAAGCGTTGATAACGAGCCGCCAGTTTCTATCTGTGCATCTGAGCCGGAAAGAACGTTAAAGTTTCTACCTGCTTGCATATTAATATCTCGATCCGCAGTAATGTTTAAATCATTTTGGGTATGAACACTAATGCTATCTTTTGCATAGATATCAATTTTTCCGTTTGCACTTAATTCAATCCAACTATTGCCGCTACCGTGATTAATATAGATTAAATCTTCTGTATTGTGCATTAATATTTGATGGCCAGTTCTAGTACGCAGTCTAGTTAGTTCATTGTGAGGGCGTGTAACATCTCCGCCCTTTTCACCCATGCCAACATCTTTGTATTCACTTGGATGCGTTGTTGCTGGTCCGGTACGAAGGTAGTTTTCGTCGCCGTCATCGAATACTAAACTTGTGCCGCCTAATCGGCTAAACGGAATTTGTGTTCCACCGTCGGCAGTTCCGTATTTTACTTTTGGCTTACCTCGGCGTTTATCGTAAGGTCCCGGAGTGCTAATACCAGTAACCATACTAGGCACGCCTCTTCTTGCACTAGACGATGTTAGGCCCCTTGTGCCGTCAATTGAAAGTCCGGCTCTCTCTAGCATTGCCATCCAGTCGTGGTTAATAGGTTTTTTAAATTTAGTAGGATCAATGCCTTTATTATCTGGACCATTTTGCTTGTTGATTTCGCCAACAACAACTTTACCTGTTCGGTTAATTGCCTCTTGCTCGTCCCTTGTTGGAGTACCGCTATAGTAACTAGTTGCTACTCCCCTGTCAGGAATTGTAAAGTTTGTGTAATTATCTGGAATACAACCAATCCAATAACCTAAGTTAGGTTGTCCTTCAACAAAGATAACTAGTACCCTAGAACCAACATCGGGTGGAATTGCCCACATGCCATATGACTGTTGTGTATACGAATAGTCTTCATTTTTAGATACACCAGTATACGGTGTTTGTCCGTAAAACGGACTTGAAAATCTAACTTTAAATGTTTGACCATCTCCGGCGGTATCATTTGAACTACCGGTTTGTTTTAAAAGTTCAACTTCAAGGCCGCCCATATAATTAGGATCAAGGTGACTTACTACCCTAGCAACATATGGTCCAGCATATAAATTACTGTTAGTTCCTGCTGTGCGTGTTATTTGTGCCATCTATAAACCACCTACTACTCTGCCGTCAATTTGCGTTATGGATTTCTTTTGAACAACTGTGCCGCCTTCAGTAACTTCTACAGTAGTTCTAGTAACTCCGTTATCTATTTTTTTAGATGTTCTCACAGTGTTCTCTTGTCCTGCTCCAAAGGGCCTTCCTTGCGCACTTTGTCCAGCCGCTATTTGTGTTTCTTGATCAGTTGGTTTTGAGGTCTGATCAGGAGTCAGTTTTTTGTCATCAGCAACTACTTCAGTTGCTGACTTATCGCTTTGATCAGTTACAGCGTTAGGAGTTTGGTTACTTCGTCTAACTAATTCTAGCACTTGTTTAAATTGTCCATCTGAAAATGTGTTTAATACTGTAATTACCTGATATAGTCCGCTGAACTGGTTAACACTGATTTGATCACTTGGGAAGCCCATAATGCCGTCATCTCTGTAATCAATTGGTGTTTTAAAGTTTAGTTCTACATCAACTTCACCGTTTTGATAATCAACTGTTCCGTCAGCACTAAGGTTGATAAACTGAGAATTATCTGAATTATAATTTCCAACTCCGCTGTCTGCAATATAATACGGATCGCCCATAATTGTCATTTCAATTGAAATCATGTCAACGTCGGAACCTACAATGGCTTCGTTAAACCTACGTGCAACATCAATCTTTGCATCGTCGGCACTAACTGCACCCGATGAAATAGGTTTAGTGTTTTGCATATCTGAATCGTTTAATGATCCTGAGTTTGCACCTAACACTTCTTTATTACCAGGTTTAGTTTGGACAGTTTCTTTCTTTTCTTGTTCACTTTTTGCCGCATCGGCGCCGCTAGTTTTGTTGAAGTTTCCAGGTGAAATACTTTTAAAGAATGTATTGTCCATGTTAAGACTAAGATCTAAGATATCGTCATTTCGTCCGCTGTAGATATAATCATAACGCTTGCACACTTGCTTTTTAAGTTTATCAATTCCAGATGAATTTTTAGTAGGAGCAATTAATCTAGATTCGTGTACTTTATACGGAACTACACGGTAAATGTAAATCCTAGGTTTGCGGCCGATCTGATCTTCTACATCGTTATCTGAAATTTGCATTACCTGTGTATCAATCCTAAACCAATTTTTAAATCCAAGATCGTCTGCTTGTCCTCCGGCAAGGTCTTTACCGTAATCTGAAACAAGAACCATTTCAGTAATAATGTCTTGTATCCGTGTGCCTTTAGTAAATTTAATTACACCAAGACTTGGATCAATTTGTAACTGTCCACTATTTCTGTTCCACACTCCTTTTTCTTTATCCCATGTAAAGTCAGCAAGCCCATATGGCTGTTGTGTTTCTCCATAAGTTGAAGGATCAAATACTATTGAGTTACCAAGGCTGTTTGAATTGGCTTCGCCGGTTTGAGTTTGAACTATTTCTTCGCCTAGTGCTGTTTGTGAAACCAATTTAAGTTGTTTGTCAAGNTAAGCATATTGTTCTTCGGTTAACTCCGATTCTTCTTTAGTACTAATNGCTTTCCATAATGCTTCATACTCTTCTTTGGTACGTTGACCAGATGTAACATTTGTATCAGTTCCNACTTCGCTTTGTGTATTTGCNCCAACTGGTTCTAGTTCTGTTACTGTTATCTTGTTGCTGGCTGATGCACGATTTTTTGGAAATACAACAAAGAATTGATCGGCTGTTTTTACTTTACCGTCTACTGCCTTTTTAGACATGTGTTTGTTGAGTGCTGTTGTTAAACTACCGGCACTACTTTCAAGCATTTTTTCAAGTGTTCTTCCCCTAATTTCAACATCAACCGGAATGCGCTGAACCTGGTCAGTTAGTACAACATCATTGTATGCAACTCCTTCAACAGCATACATACTGCCGCCGCCTGTAAGTTCTAACGAACTACCAACTAGTTTAAACGGTAATAATTTTTTTGCGTCTGGAACAATGTAAGGGTTTCCATTTTGGTCCCAACCAATAAAATCAATTTTGATTAAAAACGGTGCTTCGGTATAATTCTTGTGTCCGGCTTGTAATGCCGCAAGTTGCAGGGCTTGTAAAAACAATCCCATACTATAAGGCTCAATTATTTCAAATCTAAATCCAACTGCATTTGTTGCTCCTTTATTTGCTGTAGGAGCAATAACTGTTTCAACTTCTAAGTTATTAATAAAGAATTCTACTTTTTTACCGTTAACTTCGTAAGCGGTTGTAACTTTGTTGTCACCAAGTCCGCCGCCGCTTCGTAGTACTGCAATTTCAGGATCTCTAATTCTATATGAAGTATCAGGATCGTTAAGTTCTGAATCAGATAACGCATACAGTCCAATTCTGTAGTTAAAACTTGCATATCCCATTAGAGAGTTTGATAAAGGTAGTGTTAATGCTCTGCCGTCGGGTGTATATAAAGTTTCAACCCTTTCAAGGGCTTCGTTAACTATTTTTTCAATTTCATCAACACCGTCGTTTGCCTTACTTTCTTTTTCTCCTACACTGTTAGGATCGGCATTGGTATTAATTTTTGTTGAGGGGGTAGTATCCTGAGTTATAACTGGTTTAGGATAAGGGTAACTTGTATTTCCAACTGGTTCTGCTTTACTGTAATCGTCTCCGTAAACCTCCAGTCCGTCTGTGTTATTGTACTCTGCTTTGCCTTCTGGTGTTTGCCAGGGATACAATTTTCTCTCAGCCATATTAAATTCCTAGCAATGTTCTAAGTCTACTTCCTTTTGGAATGTAGATAGAAACTCCTGTTCGAAAATCATAAACAGGATCTTTAAGTGTGTCCATGTTGCGCTGTGTATACACCCACCATAGTTTAGGTGTGCCGTACATGTCGTAGGCTAAAAGATCAGGACGCTGATGATATTGCGATTCAATCTCGTATAATACATCGTCGTTGTCTGCCGGCACTGTGCGAATGTTAAGAATATCTAAATACCCTGCGGCATTAATTTTTGTTTTACTCCACGGTGATTCTGATGCCATTAGATAAATCCTTTTCCATTTGGTCCAACATATTGGCCTTTAACAAATCCGTCTAAACTAAATTTTTCAACTTCGGATCTACTATAGATTGGTTGAAGTGTAATCGTCACTTGACTCTCTACCGGAACATAAGCAATTTGGCCTTGTTCTTGCGGTTGTGTTTTTGTTTCTGTTGGAAGGCGTTTTAAATTATCTTCTAACGTTGCTAGATTAACAGCAATGTAGTCTACATCAGTTGGCATGTCAATTGTAAAGTTAGTAATAATAACAGGTACGTTTTTAAAAACATAATCACCATATCCGTTAAGTTTTACAACAGGAGGTGGTGCACCTTGATTAGAACCTCTACCGTAAAACATTTTTGTAATACTTCTTAGGTAATGTAGTGTTCCTAACCAGTATGCTCCTTCTAGTGAGTTTTGTGCATAAAATTGTCCAGTTAATGTCATTGCATCCACACTGGAGTTTTCGTAAGCAAAGAAAGGATAATTACTATGTACAGGTTGTAACGCATTATACGATGCTTGATGACTCATAATAATAGTCGGAGTATAAGGAAAACACAAACCGCCAGTTTTTTGTAATTGGCCAATTAGGACACTATTGTTGAAAGAATCAATATTTGGAATACTTAATTTAACTCGCCAATCTTTGTCGGCAGGCCCTGAAGCCCAACTTGCTTCTGCTAATGCCGCACTAGCCGGTTCACCGTCTCCAGGAATAAGCCTGGACCTAATTGACTTCATAAAGCCTTTAGCCCCTGCTTTAAAATCAGCAATTCCTTCGTTTATTAAACGGGAAGCGCCGTTAATAATTGTACCTGCTTCTGGTATCTTAAATTCGTCAAATGGTGTCATAATTGGTAATCCTCGTTACATGTATTTATTGACAAAATTATCAGAGTATATTATAATAAGACTTAATACTAGAGATTTCTCTAGTAAATCCGGAGAAATAAATTGAGAAAAGTAAACTATTTAAACAATAAGGACTTGTTGAAGGAAATTCACAAGTCAAAGTCATCATTTTCAAGTTTTACTGACAGTGATTATGCACAATTTGACATAATTTTGCCTAGTGTTGATAAAATTAACATTAGAACAATTGCAGAAGCAAAACGTAATAAAGCAAAACGCCTTGGTGATGCTGAATACCAATCACGAAAAATGGCTGGTGAAAAAGTTAAGCAAGCCGAGTGTGAAGTTGACTATAAAAAAATTACAAAAGAAGAACTAATCTTTCGAGTCATGACGTTTGACCATATTCCGGAAGAAAAAGGACGCAAAAAGAATCCAAAGACTATAGCAGACACAAAAGTAAAATTAAACTTTCCTCCATATCAGCATTTTAAGTTTGACGATAACGGAGAGTTACAATGTGTAGGTAAAAGTCATTGGGAGGGCGGAATGTCTAATGGTAACTTTACACTGTCGGGTGGTAAGGCAACCGAAAAACTTGCAAGAATGTGGATGAAGTTATGTGACCGATACGCAACAAGAGGCAATGTACGTGGTTACACTTACAATGACGAAATGCGCGGTCAAGCAATCCTGCAACTTGCACAGATTGGACTACAATTTGACGAGTCAAAATCACAAAATCCATTTGCTTATTATACTGCGGCTGTAACAAACAGTTTTGTTCGTGTTATTAACATTGAAAAACGCAATCAAAATATTCGAGATGACATCTTAGAAATGAATGATATGACACCTTCATATACTAGACAGATGCAAGGAGAGTTTGAACGGCAAGCGGAACAGGCACAAAAAGCACTCAAAGAAGAACAAAGCAAATAACGGTTGACTTTTACACTACAATGCTGTACTATTAATATAAACTAGAGGAATACTACTTTGTTTAAAAAAGCCGCTGTATTTACAGACATACATTTTGGTCTAAAGTCTAACTCACGCCTTCACAACGAAGATTGTGAAGATTTTGTTGATTGGTATATTGCTAAGGCCAAAGAGCAAGGATGCGAAACAGGCATTTTTATGGGCGATTGGCACCATAATCGTAACAGTCTAAATATTATTACAATGGATCATTCTATCCGCAGTCTAGAAAAACTAGGAAAAGCGTTTGATCAGTTTTATTATTTTCCAGGTAATCACGATTTGTACTACAAAGACAAGCGCGATATCCACTCTGTAGAATTTGCAAATCACATCGACGGTATAACTGTTATTAACAAAATGACTACTATCGGAGATAGTACACTTGTTCCGTGGTTGGTAGGCGATGAATGGAAAAAGATTCCTAAACTTACAAGCAAATATATTTTTGGTCACTTTGAGTTGCCTAATTTTTATATGAATGCAATGGTAAAGATGCCTGAAACTGGTGAACTCCAGGCAGAGCATTTTAAAAAACAAGAGTATGTGTTTAGTGGACACTTTCACAAAAGACAAACACTAGGTAACATTACATATATCGGTAATGCATTTCCGCACAACTACGCAGATGCGTGGGACGATGCTAGAGGAATGATGATTCTTGAACACGGCGGAGAGCCAGAGTATATTAACTGGCCTAATTGTCCTAAGTATCGAACAGTTAAACTATCAAGACTTATTGATGAAAAAGACAAATTGATCAAGCCAAACATGTATTTGAGAGTAGCACTTGATATTCCGATTAGTTACGAAGAAGCAAGTTTTATTAAAGAGGAATTTATTAAAGCATACAACTGTCGTGAAATTACATTAATTCCGAGTACTCAAGATGACGAAATTAATACAGATATCGATATCACAAAGTTTGAAAGTATCGATCAAATTGTAGCACAAGAAATTGAGGCTATTGACAGTGAAAACTATAACAAGCAAAAACTGCTGAACATTTACAACGAGTTATAAAATGATATTACTAAAAGATTTAACTGTAAAAAACTTTATGAGTGTGGGCAACCAGACACAGGGTGTTGACTTTAGCAATAGGCAACTAACACTTGTATTAGGCGAAAACCTAGACCAAGGCGGAGACGACAGTGGATCACGTAACGGTACTGGTAAAACTACTATTGCCAATGCACTAAGTTATGCATTGTATGGGCAAGCACTGACTAATATCAAACTAAACAACCTAATTAATAAAACTAACTCAAAAGGCATGTTAGTAACTCTTGAGTTTGAAAAAGACGGAAAACAATATCGAATTGAGCGAGGACGCTCTCCTAACTTGTTAAAGTTTTATGTTGACAATAACGAACAAACTGAGTCAGACGAGTCACAAGGCGACAGTCGTCGAACACAAGACGAAATTGCTAGTATTTTGCACATGAGTCATGACATGTTTAAACATGTTGTTGCACTTAATACATATAGCGAACCTTTTTTAAGTATGCGCACCAACGATCAACGTGCAATTATTGAACAGTTATTAGGTATTACCATACTTACTGAAAAAGCCGAAGAACTTAAAATTAAACAAAAAGCAGTTCGAGACGCAATTACCGAAGAAACTGCACGTATTAGTGCAGTACAAAACAGTAATGAAAAGATTTCTGAAACAATTGATAGTCTTAAAGTTAAATCTAGTGCATGGAAGCAACAAAACGCAAAAGATTGCGACCGCTTACAAGGTGGCATTGATGAACTTGAACATTTAGACATCGATGCAGAACTTGATGCACATGAAAAACTTTCTACGTGGACAGAAAACAATCAGCAAAAAAGAAATTTAGAAAAAGAACGTGCTACACTTGATAGTGCATTGATTCAAACTGATCGGCAGATAACAAAATACACTAAAGACTTAGAAAATTTAGTTGATGCTAAATGTCATAGTTGTGGCCAAGAGTTGCATGAAGAAAAGAAACACGAAATTGAAAAGCAACTCCAAGGCGAGTACGGCGAAACAATGACGTATTTGTTAGAAGTTGATACTAAGCATAAACGAGTTCAAGAAAAACTTGCAGAATTAGGCGACTTAGATGCAAAGCCTAATACATTTTATGAAACTGCAAAAGAAGCATACGAGCATCGCGGAAATGTTGAAAATTTAAAGCAAGCATTGAAGTCAAAAGAAACAGAAAACGATCCGTATGTTGATCAAATTACCGATCTTGAAAATACTGCAATACAAGAAGTATCATGGGATACAATTAACGATCTTACTGCTCTTAAAGATCACCAAGACTTCTTGTACAAACTTCTTACAAACAAAGATAGTTTTATTCGTAAGAAAATTATTGATCAAAATCTTGCATACCTAAACAACAGACTTACATATTACCTTGACAAGATTGGGTTGCCACATCAAGTTGTGTTCCAAAATGATTTGAATGTTGAAATTACACAACTAGGACAAGACTTAGACTTTGATAATCTGTCGAGAGGCGAACGCAACAGACTTATCTTAGGATTAAGTTTTGCATTCCGTGATGTTTGGGAAAGTCTGTATCAAAATATCAACTTGTTGTTTATTGACGAACTGATTGACAGTGGTATGGACACAGCAGGTGTAGAAAGTAGTCTTGCTATCCTTAAAAAGATGGGCAGAGAGCGCAAGAAAAACATTTATTTAATTTCACACAAAGACGAACTTGTTGGGCGTGTGCAAAATGTACTTAAAGTTGTAAAAGAAAACGGCTTTACAAGTTATGCAAATGACGTTGATATTGTAGAATGATAGAAGACGATACACATGATAAATTGACCAAAGCGTATCTTGAGTATTTTAAAGAGAACGAAAAGTTTGAAACCTACAAAGGTAAGCGAACAATGGAGTCAAGCCGAAAATGGCTTAGAGAAATAAGATCACTGGCTAAAATACGCATGAGCGAAATTAGATCTACGTATGATGCCAGGAAAGAGGCAGATAAAAAATAGACTACGTTAAGTACACACATGGAGTGGACTTATCAAGGCAAAAAAGTAAACACAATACCAGATGAGTATGAAGGTTTTGTATATCTCATTACCAACACCACTACAGGCCAAAAATACATAGGCAAAAAACTAGCAAAGTTTAAAACAACTAAGCCACCACTCAAAGGCAAGAAAAACAAAAGACGCGGCACTAAAGAAAGCGATTGGAAAACTTACTGGGGTTCCAGTGATAGACTAAACGCAGATGTTGCCGCACTAGGCGAAGACAAGTTTACAAGAGAAATACTATACCTATGTAAAGGTAGGGGCGAAATGTCCTACATAGAGGCAAGAGAACAGTTTGACCGCCGTGTATTAGAGAGCGACGAGTATTACAACGGAATTATTAATGTTAGAGTTGGCGGCTCAGACAAGTTACGACAGGCATTGCTAGAACATNNCATCAAGGCAAAACAATCCAACACATAAGGTTGGCGGGCCAGTTTAGAAATACCGCTGTGGAAAAAGTATCCTTGATCGGAACACACGTAACACGTTGATCGACTACCCAGAGGTAGGAAGCCATCAAACAAATTGGGCTCACAGGTTGACGGAGATAGCATGTTGGCTGTCGAAAAACACAAACACAGTACATAAAAACTCTTTAGCAATAGGAACGAAGCGAGAGGTAGTTTACGGTGTAGCGTATATTTTAAGAATATACGGCGTAGCGTAAATGATGTCGACGTAGGTTGGGAAAGGTCAGAGCCCATTGTACTTTGTGTATAAACAATTACCTACTTCCAATGTCTCGGCTGTGGCGAACTCACATGAAGCACAATTTTGAGATTAGATGGGACCGTAACAGGTTCCGTCTGACTGAAACAATCTACATGATGCTAAAATTGCTTCGCAATTAATAATATTCATCTTAATTAATCTTAAGATATACTGTTTGAGCGATAGCGAAAACAATTTGTTACGCAGTAACAAATCATAATAGTGTTATCCAATCCATTGTTCCCAATAGTCACACAGACTGGTGATATCGTCACATGGATCATCAAACTGATATGGAATATTAGTGTAAATCTGGATCTCTTCCTAATCCTGTAACTGTATAATGCTCAATCTTAACAATAAAAAACNTATTTGCAGGTATTCCTTGACTTTGCATTAATAACAAATAATCNGTTGCATCTTGATAACTGTTTAGGTTATCTTCAACAATGTTGTTATTTGAATCAGTTATGGTATATGTATATCTCATCGTTGAATATTTAATTATGTTACAAAGAAATAAATACATGTAGATAACGAATAGGATATTACGATGAAAATTCATGAACTAATTGCTGAATCCCGTGTAGATGAAGCACCTGTGGGTGCAATTAAGCAGGGTTTAAAGAAATTCGGTGCTAAAGCATTAGCAAAAGTTGGTGCTAAGGACACTGCTATGGGCATGGCCGGGGAAATAGATACCGGTGATGAAGCAAACAAATTACGCAGTGAATATCAAAATTACATTGGTCAAAGCGGGCAAAGCATGAGTGCAATTGATCCTGCAGATTTATCTAATTGGTTAAAAAGCAAAAAGTATCCAACAGACGGCGGNCTTATTCCACCNTCAGGTGTTATTAATAAAAAAATGCTTGATTCAATTCTATTAAAAGTTGTACAGGCTTCTAAAAAAATTAAAGGTGCGGCTGGCACGGCAACTGCTGACGATAGTACAAAAGACGCAACTGCTGGTGCAAAAGATGCAAGTGCAACTCCGCAAGTTGATGCAAACAAAGATGGCAAAGATGATAAAACTGGACAACCAATTGCTCCAGTATCTGGTGATAACAAAGGTGAAGCACCACCAACAGGTAACGGAAGTGCGGCAGGTCCTGCAGAGTCGATTCCTGCAAATATTCAAGCACAATTAGATTTACTTAATAGTGCAGATAAAAAACGATTAGCGAGCATGATATAATGAATTTATATGAACTTAACAAACCAAACAACAGAACAGCACAGATCCTAACTGAAAGTTCTTATCAAACACTAACTGAAACACAAAAAATTTATCTTAATCGCTGGGAAAAAGAATTATGGCCCTTGCTGGAAGAATATACTAGACTAGCAGAAGCAACACTAACACCTGATCAAATTCAAGATATTTTTAAAGGTGCTGAGCAACGTGCTATGGACAGCGGCGACAATAAAACTATTGCAGGCAAAGTAGGTTCAGGTGTAGCGGCAGCGGCTAAACTTCCAGTTGATATGGCAAAGAAAGTTGATGCTAAAATTAACGAACTTGGTAAGATGGCACAAAACGCAGGTCCTGTTAAAAATGCAGATGCTAAGTTTGAACAGTTAAAGAAAGACATTACTGCTAAAAACGGTGATAGCAAAATTGTACAAGGTATTCAAAAAGTTAGTGACTGGGCAAAAGAGAACCCAGGCAAGGCAAGTTTAGCAGTTGGTATTTTAACTGCTATTGCGGCTTTCGCAGGCGGGCCTGTAGGAGGTGCGGCCGCAGGTTTAATTCTACGTTCAACTAAAGAGTTACTACAAGGCGAAAAACTTTCAAGTGCAGTTGGTAAGTCAATTAAGACAGCGGCCTATGGTGCTATTGCAGGCTGGGCATTAAATGGCATTGGAGATTGGTTTGAAGGATTAAGATACGATGCTGTACCATATGAAAAAGCACCAGGACTTGTACAATTTGATGTAAACTTTACTGAAACATTTTCAGGACCAGGGTTTACAATGAAAGAAACAATCGGCAGTATGGTCATTCCAGAAAGCGAAGTAGGTAGATTTACAGATCTTCTTAACACGATGAAAGAAGCAACAGCAAGCGGAGCAACAAGTAATTCTGCGGCTCTAGATGCGTTTTCTGAGATGAGCGATTTTGTAGATACATTTGACGCACAATGGTGGCTTGATAGTAATAAAATTGCAAATGATATTGCTCAAGCGATTGCGGCTGAGAATGATNCATTCTTACAAAATATGACAGCAATCAATAGCGGTATATCAGCATTAGCACAAGGTACAGTATCAGGAAAGATTGATGCTAAAGATGTTAAAGTAGGTGGTGAACCAGTACAAGGTGAATTAGATCTTCAAGGTGGTAGCGGAACAAAAAATACAGAATCAGTTGACTACGAAACTGCATATAGATATATGCTTAACGAGTTTATTGCAGAAGCAGATCCAGAACAAGGCGAACTACCATTAGATAATCCTAATACGCTAGGCGCCAAAATGAAACGTGGTTTAGGCAAAGCCGCAAGCAAAGTAGCCGCAGGCGTTAAACAAGTTGGTAAAGATCTAGGTAACAAAGTAACTGCAAACAAATTAAACAAAAAATGGAAAGAAATGGGCGAGCCAACAGATGCAGGAACTATTGCATTTATTTTACAAGATGCAGGCATGTCCCCAGAAGATATTAAAGCAATTGGACAAGAACAAGAAAT